ACACGCATGCTCCGGCTTCAGCGTCGGGTCTGCCGGCATAGCGAGGACATCGCCGCACTGGTCGCAAAGGTCTTTCGTGTGATCAACAGCGGTGGTCATTTCTTCTCCTGGCCTGGACTGTTCGACTGCACGGCGCGCTACTCGAGCAAGTCCACGCACACGTCATTCTGCACGCCGTGGAACACGTTCCCGGTCGTGACATGCTCCACGAACTCCCACTCGGTCGAGTCTTCGTCGCTAGGGTCATCGCCCCAGAGCTCGAAGAAGTTGTCGATGGCGGCGTCCTCGGATTCGGCCTCGACCTCTTTGCAGACTGTGCCGGTAATCGGCATCGTGACGAGATAGCGGGGCATCAAGCCGCCTTCTTCCGCTTGGCCTTAGCCTTGGGTCGAATCACCCGAAGCTCCACATCGCACTCGGTCACTACGCCGTCCTCGATGATGAGTCCGCTGTGCGAGTCGCCGCCCTCCCACGTGAAAACGGCCTCGACCTCGCCCTTGATCTTGGGCGCCAGGTGCTTGAGGAACACGTCGTACGAGCGGCCCGAGCCCGCCCCGTACCACCACAGGTTCTCCAGCTTCACGTGCTCGTCCTCGATACCGTCTCGGCAGAGGCGCTCGGCGGTCGACAAGTGCTCTTCGAGGAAGTTGCCTTCGGCGAGCTCGCCTTCGAACTCCTCGTAAAGGTCGACGATATCCCCCGCCCGCATCGAGGCCTTGAGCACGTTCGTTTCGACGTGGTCGATGTTGTAGCTCACGACGCCGCCGACGGCCGACTAAGGACCCGCACCTTGCTCGACTCGATCCACGTGTCGAACTCGTCGGAGTGTCGCCACCGGGCGTAGACCGCCCGCGTGTTGCCGAAGGTCTCGATCCTGGTGACGCGAGCGTACAAGAGGCCGGTACTGACCTGCCCCTCTACATCATCGCCAACTTCAGCTTGGCCGAGGTCAGCGACGTGTGCTGAGTCCGGCTTCGCAGCGATGTGCGCTTGCAAATCTCCGCCGGCGCCGTACACGAGTTTGACGACCTCGACCGGAATCGCGAACACGACGTTCGCCCAGCAGGAGAACGCCGCCAGGGCCGTCTCTTTGTTGAGGTGCACGACTTGTTCGCCGGACCAGACCTTCTTTTCGGTCGACTCATTCATGCTCGTACTCCTCGACCTCGAAGCCTTCGCGCGTGGCCGTGACCTGGACGTGGTCGCCGAACGTAAGCTGAAACACCTCGTCCGGTGCTTGAGCGACTTCGCGCACCGCCTTTACGGCCGCCCGCCCTGCCGCCGAGGCGTACTCGGGCGAGTCTTCTCTGTGCTTGTAGGAGGACGCGTAGACGAAGCCGTCCTCGTAATCGCCTCCTTCTTCGGGCGTGTCCGAGAACTTCACGCAGAAGTCGCGGACCCTAAACGTGCAGGTGTCTCCGTCGCTCCAGTAGGGCGTGTACTGACGCCAGCGGACGGCCTTCAGTGCCGGGCACTCGTCGAAGATTTCCTTGAACGCGAGCTTGAGCGAGGCCTTGCCCTCGCGGCGCATCTCTTCTCGCGCGGCTTCGAACTTCTCGATCAGTTTGTTGAGCGTGCTTCCCATGCGTCCGTCCTTCAATCAACTAGCGGTTGGTGGTGGGCGATCGTTCGTTTACGCGTCGAGCCGCCCATCCACGGCTGCAACGTCATGTTCTTGAGGTAGTGCTCGAGGGTCGGGATGAAGCCCAGGTCCTCGACGACGTGCTCTTCGGCCACGTCTCGGGTCGAATACTTTCGACCCTCGGAATTGATTCGAGTCACCCCGAACACACGCTCGACCAAGTAACAGCCCCACGCGTTGTGAAGCATCGTCCGGTGGCGCATATCGGGCACCGCGATCTTCGACGAGTCGATGAAGTCGTGAATGTCCTGGTAGTCCTCTGGCACGCCGCCGTGGCGGTTGGCCGAGTTCTTAGCGTGCAGGTGGGGCTTCACGTGTCAGATACCTAGCTTCATGTTGTTGCTTCCTTCGACTTGCGTTTGCCTCTGTTTCCTACTTCGAGAACCTTCCGCTCTTCGTCGGATGCGGTCACATACAAGAAGCGGCCAGGGTCCTTGGCGGCGCGGGCGAACTCGGCCTCCGGCCAGATCGTGAAGAGAGGCCAGCCCTGCCGGGCCTCGTATTCAGCGATCGTGACGCCGGCCTCGAGACCCTTTGGGCTCTTCTGATAGATCTCGAGCGCAGTCGGCGGGCCCACGAAGGCTTCCGCGGCACTCGCCCGGCCTTCCTTCTTGGCCTTAGATTTCCGGATATAGCGCTCCTCGTTTTGACACTTCTTACACTTGCTTTGAGTATCCGTGCCCTTTCGATAGAACTCCGAGCGAGCCTTCGTCAGACCGCAGCCGTTGCAGTGTTTAGGGGTTTTGGGTCGGGTAGCGAATACTGACTCCAGGTACTCTCGAGTCAGTCCCGTAGGGGGTGCCGCTGTCACGCGGCTACGAAGTCGGACCCCAGCGGGCCGGGCTCGTACGTGGCGTGCACGTACACGTCCGTGGGCCGATACGGGATCGGTTCGTCGAGTTCGTCCTCGTAATCGCAGTAGGGGTCGTCGGCGATGCGCTCGAGTCGCCACGCTGCGTAGTCGGTCCACGCCCGCTCGGCTGCCTCGATATCGCGAAAGCCCTCTTGAAGCTGGGCTTCTAGGTAGCCGGCCTTGAAAGCTTGTTCGATGGGGTCGTTCACGCCGCCAGCTCCGGTCCGAACAGCTCGAGCGCCACGTCGTAGCCGGCCATGAACCAATCGAGGTCCCACTTGGGCGCGAACTGCGCGCCGTCGAAGCCTCGAGTGAACGAGTCGATCTCGTCCTCGGTGGCTTTGAGTTGGACCTTGAGCGCGTGGTAGACGTCCGCGGTCGAGACCTTCGGCTGTTCTTCCAGGATCAGGCACCCGAGCGCGCACGCGCACTTGGTTGGCTGGGGCATGTCCGCGATACGGTCGCGCGCGGCCCAACGGCCGGACTCGTCTTTGTAGACGCCCCACGTGTGCCGGCGCGGGACGATGCCTTGGGATTGTTGAGAGCGGCACGCGTCGAGCACGCGCTTCTTGAGTTTGGCGTCCATCAGGCCACCGCCTCGTCGTCGTCCGCCAGGCCGAACTCTTTACGGAGCGCGCGGCCGGCCTCGTACCAGTCGAGGTTGCCAATCACGTGGCCGGGCCACGGTTCCTCGCCATCGAACCCCGTCGTGAACGCGCCGATCGCCGCTCGTGTCGCCCCGAGCACAGTCGCCGCGGCTTCTTCCTGGTCTTGCAAGAGACTGGGCTGCTCTTCGAGCAAGAGACAGCCCATGGCGCACGCGCAAGGCTCGTTGCACTTGGTAGTCCAGCCAAGGAAGGCCGTGTCCAACTCGACGCCCCAGTCGCCGTCGATGACCTTTACGCCCTTGGCTTGCTGGTTCTTCATGGCCGCGCGCACGCGGTTGATCTGCTCTTGTTTCATCGTGGCACCTCTGCGATCACGTGATTGAGCAACGTCGCTACGTGCTCGAAGTCTTTTCGTTCGATTGCGACGGCGTCCTCGCAACAGGCAGCTGTGTCGTTGGCGAGCAGCCAGCAGCCCGCGATGCTGCTGAAGTAGAGCGAGAACTTCTCCGTCTTGTATTTGCGAGCGCCTTTGCCGAGGTCCGTGTACTCGACCTTCACGCCTCACCTCGCCACTTCGCCGCTCGACGCTCGGCCTGACGCACGCGACGGGCCTCTTCCTGGGCACGATTCACCGGCTGAGTGTCGTACTTGTTCGTTCTGGGCCTGGGTGAGCCGAGTGGTGTTTTCTCCAGAATCTCCGCGCTGGAATCAGTTAGAGGACCCATCACGCCGCCTTTCGTTCGACCGGCGCGGTCACCGCGTCGGGGTCTTGCCACTTCGCCGTAGCCCTGGAGTCGACCTCTTCATCGACCCAAACCGGGCACACGGGCCCCTTGCCGCGATTTTCCACCACGAGATACAGGTGCTGCTGCGGGCGCTCGTACTCGCAGTGGACGAATTGCGAGTAGTCCGAATACCCGATTAGCGAGCCATTCAACTGGATGTTCCCGAAGTCCTGGCGCTGGTGGAAGTGCCCCATGTTGAACTGGTGAATCGGCCGGTGCCGACCCAAGAACTCGCGCGTGATGCCGCGCTTGATCGGGATGCTGACGCCGCCCACGCCGCCGCCGTACTTGAACGAGTCACCGTGCGTAAAGGCCAGGTCGTAATCGAACACGGTCACGTGCGCCCAGATGCCGGGCGTGATCACGAACTCGAAGCGCGGGTCGTTCGCGAGCAACCGACGAAGCGACTGGTAAAGCACTGCCTCGATCGAATTGGCTTCGCGCGTCGAGACCTTTTGCTTGTGCGTGAGCCGGCCGTGGTTGCCGGACTTGCACACGACGACGATGCGCTCGACGGCGGGGAGTTGCGCCGCGATGGACCGAAGCGCACCCTCGAGCGCGTCCAAGAGCCACACGATGGCCTCAGCGGGCGAGAGCAGGTTGCTTTCGACGAGCTCCTCGTGGATGTACCCCGAGATAAGGTCGCCGATCAGGCCCAACGTGAGCGAGCGGATGTCGAAGCGCGGGTCCGAGAGCAGCCACACCACCGACTTGACGAAGCGGTCGATGCGCTCTTTGGCGATGACGAGGTTGTACTCGTTCAGGCCGTTGACGTGGTCGGGGAAAACGGGCTCTTCGACGTGCCAGTCCGACGCCAGGACGACGCCCGAGGCCTTGATCTGGGTCGGGTTGCGGCCCTTCGTAGACGGGGCCTTGATCACCTTCGGGCCGCGGTCGACCGACTTGAAGAGGTCGAGTTCCTCTTCGCGCGCCGCCACGGCGTCGACCAAGCGCTTGTTCTCGATCTTGAGCGCGTCGACGAGCTGCCCTAGGCGGAGCGTGCTGATAGCCGTCGCGGTGGCGCGGGCTTCGACACGGACCTTGGGCTCGGGTGCGGGGTCGCCAAGCACACCGCGCTCGCGGGCGATGCGGATGGCCGTGACCGTGCGGTCGGTCAGTTTGGCCACGGCCGCGGCGTAGCCCTCGGTAAGGGTCGTGGCGCCTTCGATGCACGCGCGGGCCGTGGCGATGTCTTTGGGGGTCCAGGTGCTCATCGCTGAACCGCCTTGGCCTCTAGCGCGAAAGCGCCCTTGGCCGTGAGGTACGAGACGTACGCGAGCGCGATGTAGAGCACGCGCCACCTAAGCGGGGCGGTCTTCATTACGTAGTCCTCTTGATCAGGTATGCGAGGAACCCAAAGGAGCTGAGCACGACACAGACCGTGACCAGGGCCTCGGGCCAACTCACTTCGTCCACCACGCGTAGATGAACGCGCCAAAGGTGAAGAGCGTCGAGGCCAGGAGCAGCGCCACGAAGGCGACGCCGAGCCAAATCAAAACGGTCAATGCGGTGGTCATTCAGTCGGGCCTTTCGGAAATTGGAAACCGAGCGCGATTAGCAAGTTGGGCCAGCAACTAGCGCGAGCTCGGACGAGGTTTTCTTCAAGCGTGAGTAGCGTCGACGGTATGGCCGCGCCGCGTTTGCGCGGCGCCTTCACCGAGTCTTTGAGCAGTTGGTTGGCGCCCGACGCTTCGTTGATCGCGTGGTCAAGCTCGTGAAAGAGCTTCTCGTTACGGTTCGACGGCGACAGTGACTTCGATAGATAAATGACGGACTTTTCCGGATCGTAGAGCGCGTCGTTGCCCTCGAGCCTCGAGTCGTTTGCCGGCAAGAGGTGCACATCGACGCGCTGGCTACCGACCGGCAACGCGGCGAGCCACTTCACGACGCCCTAGTTGATCGTCGCGTAGACGACCGTGGGGTTAGGGGCCGTGTTGCACGTCGCCGGCAACGGGCCCCAGAACTTCATCGGATTGCGCTCGTCTCGCGCGTACTCAAACTGCCACTGGTCCGTTTTCGGCGGCGGGTTCTCACGACGCATGCGTTCGACGTGTTCTTTGATCTTCTGCGCGATCGACGGCTCGGCGTCGTCCATGGGCGCGGCCGGGGGCGTACCACCGTCGTCTTTTTTGGGTGGCGGGTAGAAGGGAAAGACCTCCGTGTCGTCGATCGTGTAGTGCTTCGGAGACTTGTCCGCGTACCTGTCCCGCAGTTGCTGCATCACGGCCTGGCACTCGTTGTAAGCGCCTCGCAGGGACACGCTCGGCGGGCGGTCGTCCGTGAGCTTGTCTGCGGCCTCGGCGTCGAGCACGATCGCGCAGCACGCCATCACGTTGCCGAGGTGGTGCGTCCCGTCGATGGGGTCGCATTCCTCGCCGGACTTGTACGCGTCGATGTGGCGCTCCATCGCGGAGAGGTACACGCTCGACCGCACGCCCGCGCGACGCCAATTCCAGGCGCCGTATTTGATCATGCCGGCGAACTGGGCGACCGCCCAATAGGCCTTGGCGATGGGTGAGAGGAGCGCGTGCGGGATCTTGTTGGTGGCCGCGGCGTCCTTGGGGTTCGTGGGCTTGGTGCTCACGCCGCCACCGCCTTCGCCTTAGACACGACCGTGACCTCGCTGAGTGGCATAAAGCTGTTGCTCGTGCGGTAGCCGTGCTCCCACTCCGCGTAGACCAGCGGTTCGTCGTAGCCGTGGTCGGGTGCAGCTACATGCGTGCACGTGCCGAATGTGACCGCGTCACAGGCGTTCACGTATGAAACGCGATCGCCGGGCCCTGGGTAGTTGTTGTTCGCGACCCGGGAGGCGATGTCCTTCGCGGCCAGCAGCGCCTTCGAGCACGAGTTCATGGCCGAGTCGATGAACGTGACCACGCGCGCGAACTCGCCGCGGAGCCGCTCGATCTCGGCGTTGGCGTTGCCGACGGGCGAGGCCTTGGGGGGCCTCAGCCGCACGACGCGGGGCTTGTTTAGATAGGTGGCGGGATCGGCTCGAAGCTTGTCCAAGAGCGATTGTGCGTCCGTCTCGTTGTCGAACCTGAACGCCATGCTCTGGCTGTCTGACCAGCTATGGCTCGAGATATTGTTCTGGTCGACTAGCCCTTTGAAATACGGCGGGCGCGATCCGTCCTTGATGATGTACGCGCTCACGCCGCCACCTGCCCGTCGACGAAGTGCACGGTCACGCCGTGGTCCGCGAACGTCTTCGTGATAAAGGCCTCGAGCGCTTCCTCGGACTCGTCGCCGTTCGTGTGCTCGTACGTCACGCCGTCGTTTGATTTCATCAAGGCATAGGCCTCGTCCGAATTGTCGAAGTCGGTGATCAACCACGGGAACGCGACATTGAGCCTGAAGTCCTTCACGCCGTAGGGTGTCTGCACGCCTAGTCTCTCGTCCTCGATACCGCACGCCTTGGCCGCGAAGCCGAGACAGCACATAGAGCCTCGCTCGTTTAGCATAGCAGAAGGGCCGTTCTTGCCCCGACGCGCCCAGCGTGAGCGGTCGATCGTGAACTCGGTAAAGGGGTACTGACTCGTTTCGTTCGTGTCCATGTTCGTCGTCCTTCGTAGGCAATAGGTCTCGTGCCGCGTCGGTCGCCGACGCGCTGGTTCCCCCGAAGGGGCCGAACGCCTTCAATGAAGGCGTGAGTAAAGGGCCAGGTGCACGCGACACCGCCTGGCTCGGCTCCGTTATCAGCGCACGCTCGTCGGTCTCACACGCGCTACGGTCTGGTCGCGCCGGTCGCGCGCGTAGTTACGCGGCGTCCTTGTAAACCGTGATCTCACCGCACTCGGCCGGACAGCCCGGCGTGACCTCGGACCAGTCAGGCTCGCCTTCGCGGCCAGCGCACAAGTCGATGCGGTCGGTGCCAAACAGCTCGCTAATCGCATTGAGCTGCTTGAACGTGATCGTGTACGACGGCCGGAACGCGATGGCGTTGGGCTCGTCGCGCCACATCTCTAATCCGCCGACGAGCTCGGCGACTTGCTCTTTCGTGACTGCTTGATTGAAGGCCATGGTTACATCCGGTGGTGAAAGAGACACTCGAAACGGGCTTTGAAAGAGGCGGCGGCGTCCGAAGGGTCTGACGTACATCCGTACGCATCCGAACCTTCTGGCAGCACCAGGCAGAGTTTGTCGTACGGGATGGCGTGCTCCTCGATGAAGGTCTCGCCCCAGTGCTCTGGCTTGCACGGCATCAGGTCACGAGCCTCGGTCGCAAGCATCGCCAGGTCGGCGTTGTGCACGATGCCCGGCGGCTCGTGCCCTTCGAGGTCGAAAGCCTCCGCAATCGCCTTGGTGAGTGCACGCTCGGCGGCGCGATACACGAACCCGAAGACGGGGTCCTTTTTCAGCGGTGTCGGCAGGTCGACGAGGTAGGCCTCGGATGCGTCGTGCAGAAGGCCCCAGAGCTGGTCTTCGAACGAGCCGCCGCGATCAGCGACGACGAGCGAGACGTGAACGGAGTGCTCGGCCACGGAGTAGAACCGGCGCGTGTGCCCGGAGAATCGACACTGGTTAGAAAGTGCGTGGGCGATGTCCGTGATGCAGATGTCTTCTTTGCGCGCGTTGAGCGGGTAGAAGCGCTTGCCCGTGTACGTCTCGATGAAGGGCTCGATGCTCATCGGGTCTCCAAACTCGTGCCGAGCACGCTCACCGGGCCTTCGGTCACGCGACCTAGCTCGTAGTCGGTAATGTCCGCGCCCTCGGTCGGGTCCGTGAACACCAGCTCGGTGTCCGGCACTTCGTCGGCGTGGCGCCGCAATTCACGCAGTTCGTTTACGGGGTACATCACGCGGCCTTCGCTTCGTAGTAGGGGTCGATGGCGCCGGCGCCGGCCGGCGGGTTCGTGGGCTTGGGCCCATCGTCGTGTGGGCCGTCGCCTGGGTCGGTCGGGTAATCCTCATCGACGGGGTGCCACGCGATTGACTTCGCGAGTACCTGTCGGCCGTTGATGAACACGGCCTGGTGCGTGGGGACGGCGACCTTGGAGAAGTGCGACTCGTTATCGATAGAGACGTCGACTCGCCCGTGCCCCGTCAGCCAAGCTAGCGACGTGAGCACGTATTCGAGCAGGGCCGTGTCGTGGTCGTTGGCGCCGTAGATGGCGGTCGGCGTCTTGAGGATCACGCGACCAGCGCCAGGGGCTCGATTTGTTGAACTACATCGTACGCGCGTTTGGTCGCTCGACTTCTGCGCGCCTGCATTGTCGAGCGACCGATGCCGCAGGCCTCCGCCATGTCCGCGTCCGTGGCGCCGGAGTCGTGGAGACGGATCAGTCTCAAGTCATCCTCGCTCAGCTTGCGGATGACCTTCTCGTGCAATTCCTTGTTTGCGAGGTCTTCTTCCTGCGTCGCAGGTGTGCCGATGAGATCGCGCAAGGTCTCACCATCGTCATAGGGCTCATCGAGTGATTCAGCGGAGCGGAGGAAGTCCCGCTTGAAGACTTTTTTAGAGAGACGCTCGTCGATGTCGACCGCATTCATAAGCGCGACGAAGTGCGCTCTCTCTCGCTTTTCCCTTTTCACACCGACCGCGGTGCAAAGCGCGTTGCGGATATCGCCGTTCGCGATAGTGGCGAACGTGGCGCCGCCGTCTTCTCGCCAATCTCGAACGGCCTTGATCAGCGCCTCGTAGCCGAGCTGCATCAGGTCCTCGAGATCGAGGCTCGACCCAGGCCGCACGTACTCGGTCGCAATCGACTTCACGAGGGGCGCGTACTTTAGGCACGCGGCGTTCACCTTGGCTTGTTCGTCGCGAGTAAGAGGCAACACGTCCGCCTTACCCGACTTCCTCGTTTTGATCGTTTCCGCATTTGCCGTCATGGTTCGTATATCCGCCGCGTGATCAGGCGCTGCTTGCCCTAATTACAGATTCTTTTTTGTTCGTTTCGCGTCTCTGTACACATGCAAAGTACACGTATCGCTCATGCGCCGCGTCATCGAACGTCGCGCTCGACCGCTAGGGGGATGCTCCGCGCGATGAGTTTCTGATCGCGCGCTCGGACGATTACGCGGCGGCCGCCAAGACCACGCGGCTATCGTCGTAGGACGACTTGTACTCGCCGTCGGGCTGCTTCACGACCTTCGACGGGACCAGCCACTTCTTAGCGCTGGGGCCTTCACTCGGGCGCGTCGCGAACACCGGCTCGGTTGCTTTGTACCAACGCAGCATGATCTGCGGCTTCATGCGAGAGCGCGCGATCGGCACATCGGGCAGGTGCTTGTTCGCGCCATCGACCATCAGGTAGCCGATCTCGTAAGCGGCGGCGTGCGTGCGCTCGTCGATACCGAACTCATCGGGCTCATACGGCGACTCGCCAATGTTCTCGTCGTGTACGAAAATCGGGACGCGCGTGTTGTAGAGCGGCGAGTACGTGCCGTCTTTTCGCGGCACGTAGCAGGCCTTGGCGATCTCCCAGACACCGGATTTGGCGCAGTCCGACCCCAAAGCTTGGAAGCCGTTGTTGAGCGCGGCGCAGTACGTCGAGTTGCCACGAATACGGCCAGTGAAGAGGGTCTCTACCGTGACGCGGCCCGTCGGCGAGTCGTTGATCATCTCCTCGATGCGTCGGAAATATGGACGCATCTCGGGCCACGTGCTCTCCCAGTCCTGAGACAGCGTCACGGCCTTGGCCTCGGTTAGTTCGAGCTTGGCGAAGGCCTTCCGGCCCATCTGCTTGCGCGTGGTCTTGAGCAGTGTCTTCACGCCCATGCCGCCGGGCTTGCCGAAGTTGAACGGCTTCGCCTGCTTACGAATCTTCTTCACCTGGCCGTGAAGCGGGTGGCTTGAGTCGTACAGCGCCTGGTGCGCGACCGAGTAATCGATGCGCAGGATCTTCGCCGCCACCATGAGGTGCGGGTCCTGGTCAGCGAGCAGAACTTCGGCGAGCTTGGAGTACCCGAACCAAGACACACAACACTGTGCGAGCGTATAGAGCTCGAGTTGCGGGTAGTCGCACTGAATGAACGCGTACCCGGGCCGAGCCACGAACGCCTCGCGAATGCCCTCTCGGTTCGATTGGTTCTGTATCGGCGGACGCGAGCTCGTTGTACGGCCGGTCTGGGCAAAGCCGTAGCGCGTGTGGACCGGGTACTCGGTCGCCCCCTTCAACATCTGCACGTCGTTCGAGAGCACTTTCCCCCACGTGACGTAGTTCGAGTAGTCCTCCCAGACGTCATCGAACTCGGCGACCGCTTCACACGCGTCCTTGTCGAGGCCGACGTGCTCGCGGCAAAACTGCGGGTGGTTGTAGTCCTCGTAGATGTCCTTGTGCCCGGCCTTGCGGCCCATGTCGCGGCACTTGCCGTTGCCGAATCCGGGTTTCCCGCACGAGCACTGCGACGGGCAGGGGGGCTTCTTGTCGGTACCGAAGTGCGCGTCCGTGCGGATGACTTGCAAGCCGTTCTCGCGGCACGTCTTGATCATGCGCTCGATGGCGGCCTTCTTGTCCTTGACGCCGTTCTCGCGCACGAGGCCGACTTCGACGAGGCCTTCGCGGATGTCCTCGATGTCGTCGCGGATCGCCGACTCGAGCAACGCGACGCCAGGGCCGTCGGTGCGCAGCCCCCAGACCGAGCCGAGGTTGAGTGCGAAGTACGCCTGGGCCTGAGCGAACTGATTCTTGAGCAACACGTCGAACGGTTGCTGGGCCTCGAACACGCGCAGCGTGCCGGTGGCGTCGTCGAGCGGATACTGCGTCGCGCGCTCGGGCACACCGGCCAGCATCTCGTCGAGCGCCTCGAGTCGCTCCTTCAAGCGCTTGATCGTCTCTTTGTCTTGGTTCTTTACCGGACGGACGGAGATATGCGCCGTGTACTTCTCGGCGAGGGTGGCGCGCTCGACGGCGGCCATCTGCTGGACCTCTACCGCGCGTTCGGGCCACTTCTCGAGCGCGTAGTCGTGGAAGAGGCCGTAGCTCGTGCGCCATGCGTCCTTCTGCAAACGCACGTTGAGGTGTCGCTTGCACAGGTCCTCGAGCGCGTAGTTGCGCGGGTGATACTTACCGCGCTCGTCCATGTAGCCGCGGTAGCCGCCTTGCGCGTTGTCGATGAGCCACTGCCGGATCATCGTGTCGGTGACGCCGTTCGCGTCGTAGGCCGCGAAGACGCACTCACGCAGGTCGGGGTAGCGCTCGATGATCACGCACGCGTCGAACGCGATGTTTTGCCCGACCAGGGTGCGCTTACCTGCCGCCGCGTCCTCGTGCCACTCGCGCAGCATGCGGAAGCACGCCGGGTCCGAGTGATGGACGATGTCGGGCTTAGCTTCGGTCGAGTGATGCCACGTGACGACGACCAACGGCGGCGCCATGCGCCCGGGCCGGAAGCGATCGGTCTCGGTGTCCCAACCCGTAACGGGCACGGCCTCGTGCGATTGGGGTTGATGCGATTTACACGAATTAGACGTATCCACGCGCGCGCCTCCCGGCCCGCCTTCACCCAACCAGCCATCGAGGGCGGTCGGGTAAATCGGGCTAAACGGCGCGTCCGTGCCGCACGTCGGTCAGAGACACGTCACGTCGCTCAATGAACACGCACAGTTGCGTTCGCATGAGCTGAGTGATACGTGTAGGTCAGGCTCGATTCACGAGACGACCTCCCTGACCGACGTGCGGTCTACACGCCGGATTTTATTCCCTTTTACGAAATCTTCGCCAAGACCTGGACAGTGTAAGTACCAGTCGTATCTCGACTGGCACTCGCCCACGGGCGGTATTCGTCTAGTGTGACAATCATGGCTTGGACCTCTGGGAAGAAGGGGTTCATGTCCTAGGAAGAGGGCCTCGCTGCTAACGGGGTCCTCTTCCGCTTTTGTACACCGGGGATATCCGGAGACTCGATCCTGTGCCGCGGTGCTTGCCGGCGAGTGTGGAACGATGTCCCTATGTCTCACAGCGCCCCAGGCACCGCAACAGGAAACGGAGGAGCCACGACAAAAAATACAGCGGTCTCCTGTACTTGTGACGGTCGTGATACTTTGACCTCCAAGTAGTTCGTATCGCGGTGCGTCATGCTGTCTAGGGCTCAGCGTCATGTGGGGCGGTCACGATGACTGAACGCGTGAGCAGGCGCCAGAGGCTTTTCGCAACTTGCAGAAATGCAACACGGAATTGGATGCACTTTGCAAGGCCGCCCGACCCCACCCGGCGTTAGCGGCCGGGTGGGGTTCGGCCCTAGGTCACGCGGCCTGCTTGCCCGCCACTTCGGCGTCGCGCTCGGCCTTGGCCTCGGGCGTGGGGTGCCACACGTAACGTGCGCGTGCCTCGCCATTCGGTGCCTGCGGCGTCGGCTTGGTGAAGTACGTCTGCGTCTCGAGGATGGCCTCTAGCCCGTCGGTGAGCGACTCCACGCCCGCGGCCGAGTTTCGAGCGGCCTCGAGCATCTCACAGAACGTGTCGGTCACCTCTTCATAGAGCGCAGGGTTGGCCACGGACGACGGCGCAGTCTTCGGATCGATGCCCATCAGAGCCATCGTGATCTGCGTGTTGTCCGCGTGCGCGTACGGCGACTTGTCGAGGTTCACGACCTGCGAACGCGTGCAGCCAACGGGGTGCTCGGCACCGAGGTTCGACTCGAGGAGCTCGAACTCCCAGATGACCGAGCGGCCCTTGAAGCCCTCTTCCTTGTACTGCACCGGCTTGAACTTCACGCGGCCCTTGAAGTTCCCCGGCAAGTAGACGCCCTTGCCATTGAGCTTCACCGTCTTCATTCCTTTGAACTGATCTCGAATATTCAACTATCTATCTCCGTATATCCGTACTTTCGTACTTGGTTTTCGTTTCTAGTGCGATAAGTCAAGTGTTAGTGGGCAATACTCTTGCAGTGCACGCGCCATTCACCTTGTTGTCATTGCACGCGTCGCAGTAACGGTCTCGATCCTCGCCCTCTTCGTGCTCGTCGGCCAGGACCGCTGCACCAATCGCGCGGTTGATGCAATCGAGCAGGTCTTCGAATATCGGATTCTCTGGTGTCACGCGAACAAAGGCGTCATCCCCTTCACGTCCAGCGCAAAGCTCGACGGCCTCGATGCCAGGCCGCTCCCAATCGCCGCACGGCCCCTCGTGCTCGGTCATGCGAGCCCAGAGTGCGCGACGGCGAGCGGGCGGATCGTAGCGGCCAACGCGGACCCAACCGCCCGCCTTTCCGTCCCCTCTCGGTGTGTAGTCGCTCACTTGCCACCGGCCTTTGGATAGTCCGTGCGCGCGGCGCTAAACTTCCCATCGTCGTGGACCTGGCGCAGAAGCAGACGAAGCTCGTTCGGTCCCTGGTATCGGCGTCCCAGCCAGGCCGCCAGGCACCGCTCCACGTATTCGTCGTCTTCGACGTTGGGATTGTCCACCCGCGGATCGTCGACTCGGACGAGGCCCATCACGCAATAGCCGTTCGGGACGCCGAACGAGCCACCGGGGAGGAGATAGGTCACGCGCCGGTGCTCGGTTCCATCGAGCCGTTTCTCACCATCCGCACTCCACTTTTCGAGGACAAGGATGTCGTTGACGCGAAAGTCTCGGTCCCAACGCCGGTATTCGAACGGCTTCCTGCCCGCCTTCATGTCCTCGAACGGGAAAGGCCACGTCTTGAGGAAATGGATCCGCTCGCCGTCGTGCCGGATGATCGCTGGTTGTTTCTCGTCGGACGGTGCATCGTTCGTGTCCGGCTCGGTCATGGTGGCGCGCTGCTCTTGCTTTGAGAGCGCGCTCTGCGGCCAGCGATATCCGCCCGACTCGTGATGGCCATCGTGATTGCGCTCCCGCTCGCACTCGACTTTGCGCGCGGTAACGGCAGCGAGAAGCGCGCCGCACGTTGCATCTGCATCGTTCAGGATTGGGTGAACGCACGCCGCTTCGCTTGGGCGAGCTGCATGCGCTCGCCACCCGTCCGAGCGTGCGTTCGCGATTGCCCGCGCAATCCTGACAACGTCCCCTGCGACCTGCCCGGCAATTCGGACATCCCCCTTGTGTACGTATCCGACCGAGACGTCGTCAGCGAAGAAGGACCGGTCGCCTTCGCCGTAGATTCTCAGGCTGCTACTCGTGCCGATCGGATGCTCGGCGTTCACTCCCACACGACCTTCGGCTTGAAAACCGTGAGCGCGTGCTCGAACGCCTCTGCCACCGCCTTCAACTCGAACCCACTCGCGGCGTTCGGTGCGAGCGCGGCCACTCGATCCATGATCGCGTCGTGCGCGGCCTTGCACTTGATCGCGGAGTCCTGCGCGGCCTTGGCTACGGCGTCGTCGGCTTCGTCCCGACCATCATTGGCCGCTTCGTCGACGAAGCGCTGGATCTCTGCCGGCGTCGGGACGCCCATCACGACCGCTCCTCGTGTTTGGTCACACCGACGAGCCCATTGATCTCTTTGATCTCAGCGAAGAGCGGGCTATCCCACGTGCCGCGCCCCTCGTACGTGCACGCGATGTCGTGCAGCACCGCGGCGATCTCCTCGAGCGCGTCGGCGATGCGTTCTTGCGTCTCGTCGCGCTTGGCTTGTTTGGCCATCGTCTCTTCACTGAGCCGGAGTTGTTCTGCCCACTTCTTGAGGTTCTCCTGAATCTGCTCTTCCATCTCACGCTCGTACGCTTGGTCGTTGTTCACGCTGCCTCCATCCACTGGCCTTCGGCCTTAGCTAGGTCCTCTTCATGCGCGGCGAGCACGTCGAACGGCTCGTTATCGTCGTCCGGTGGCACCCAGCGGGCCCCCGTCCACGTCGCTATCTCTGATTCACTCGGCCACTCGGCGTCGGGATACGCGAGCAACACCTTCTGCTCGGCACCCGTCGTGTCCTTGACCGCTTGCGCGGCTGGGACCAAGCGTCGCCATGCGTTCAAGTGCTCCATGCACCCGATGAGCACGTCGACCGTGACCTCGTCGGCTTGCTGGCCGCTGCGATGCGTGCGGCCGATCATCTGCTCGAACTTGCCGGGGCGCTCTTCGAGGCACGTGATCAAGTTCTTCGACCAGTTGTGCTGAAGGTTGCGCCCTTCTTTGTTCGCGTCGGCGGATGCGATGACGGACCTCTTGGGGTCGGCGTCGTCGATGAACTCGCCGTCGTCGGAGTATCCGCCTTGGCCGTAGTATTTGAGACCGGTCTTCTCGGCCAGTCGCCGCGCGAAAAGCGTGTGCTCGGTCCAGATAATCCCCGGGCCCGACGTACGTGCCCACTTGGCGCACGCCTTGAGCGCTAGGTCCCCGTGCCACACCGGGACCACGTTGGGAGTAAACGGCTTGCCGGTATCGGGCATGAGCCGGTCACGTTCAGCGAGCCACGCCTCGAGTAGTTTCTGGCCGCCGGGCAAGTGGCCCGACTCGACCGCTTGTCGAACTTGCAGCGGTGAGTCGAGCTCGCCTCCGTTACGTGTCGATTCCTTGAGCGCGTCGCGAATGAACTTGGTCCACGCCTTACGAGTATCGATCCACGCGTCCGGCGGGCGCGGCGACCAGATATAGGTCAAGTCGAGGGCCACCTGCCTAGCGTGTGCCCACACCTCCATCGGCGTCGTGAGCTCCCAGTCGTCGGTGAGCTTCATCTCGCCTCGAAGGCGCTGGAAGTCCTCCTGGCCCGGGTCCTTCGACTCGGACGTCGGCGCGTAAACGATGCCTCGGATTCGAATCGACGCTTTCACGTCGTCCTTGTCCGCGGCCGTGGCCACGATGCCTGGCGTAGAGATGAGTCGATGGCGAAACCCGAGGCGCGCTCGGGTCGTGTCGTCGTTCGCGGCGATACCGGGCACGCCGTCGGCCAAGCGCGTAAGCGCGCCCACGTCGTAGCGCGCGTACTCGTTACCGCGCGGCGCCTTCACGTCGAGGGCGCTGGCCCACTCTGCCAACTCGTGGTCGCTGAGCGGCACCGGCGCGCGGCCCTTGAGACACCACCGGAGAATGTGCGCGAACTCGAGGAGCGAGTGGTCCATGATCGTGCCGCTAAGGGCGATGAACATGGTCTCGGGGTGGTTCTCCATGTACCGAAGCAGACGCTTCGTCACGGCCGCGTCGGGGTTTTTGAGCTTGTGCGCCTCGTCGGCGACTATAAGGTCGGGCGGGTAGTCTTCGAGCTCGTTCGCGTAGTCAGCTCTGCCTAGTTTCTCGTACGAGAACACGCGCACGTGTTTCGGAACGATGAAGTGCGGCCCATACGTCTCGCTGCGTTCCTTTTCGGTCTTCGTGATGAGGCCAGCAGGGTTGAGCAGCAACGGGCGTTTGGCGTCGAGCACGTAAGAGGAGATGAGCGCGATGATCGACTTGCCGTATCCGACTCTGAGCGGGAAGAACCCACCGCCGAGGTCGCCAGCCTCGAGCAGCGCGAGGGCTTGAAGCGGACGCAGGTGCATCTCGCCCGTGCCCTTGCACGCCTTGCAACCGCGACAGGTGCCTGGCGGCGTACGTAGCAGCTCGGTCATCTCAGCCGCGAGGGCTTCGGTCGCCTCCACGGACACGTCCCTTTTCGGAAGCGCGAGGATGCGATCGAGGTCGTCGGACTTGGTGACCTTGCCGCCCCTGAGAAAGGACGGCGTGGCCATTACGGCGTACCTGTAGGTGAGTACGGCGGGTACGTGGGCGCGGGCGGATAGGCCCAGGGGTAGTAGTACGGCGCGACCGGGGCCACGGACACGTCGTCATCGAGGTCCGGCAACACGGCCGGGATCGGGTCGGTCGACGGCGGCGCGGGCGGTAGCTTCGGCTTGGACGCGTCGTCGTACTCGAAACAATCGTCGCAGTGCACGCCGAGGCACGCGCCGGTCTCGAGATGGTGCGTGGACTTGTGGTGACCGCACCGGCACGTCTCTTTCAACGTGCCTGGTGCGTGGATGTACTTCGACATCAGAAGCCCACGTCTCCGCGAGCCCAGCGATCCATCGAGCGAATCAGCATCGTGAGGCTGATCAGGGCAGCCGCAACGATCCCTGCCCACAGCGTGTGCCCGTACGACGAGACCTTGTTTTGCAGATCGATGCCGAGCCCGATCAGAGGAAGACCCACCGCAACCGCCAAAAACCCTGACACCCACGCAGGGCAACGAATTTCCTTTTTCACTTGCTCGTCCTCGTCCTTGTACTCGTCTCGTTTGGCTTGTTCGCGGTACGGGCCCATCACGCCGCCAGTGCGAACTCGGTCGTGTTCGGGTCGGGCAGCGGCGCGACCCGCGGCGCCTTCGCCTTTTGGGGCTTCGGCGCCTTGGTCTTGGATTCGTCTCGAGTGAGGAATCCCTCGCCGTGCATCTTGAGCACGATGCGTTGCCCCGATCGCAGGCATCGGCCCGAGCGCGGCTTGATCACGAATCCTTCGCGGACGTGGCCCGCGTCGTTGAGCGTGGTCTTGCCTTCCGCAAGCGGCGCGTAGGTCGCGGCCCCGTCGGCCTCGAGCCACGTCGTCTTCGCGAGCACCGGCACGTGGTCGATGCGCGTGATCCGGCAGAACTCGACGAACTCGTCCCAGCTCAGCCAACGGCCCTTGTTCGAGTCGAACACGTCGAAGGCGACGAAGCCTGGGGCCTCGTTCGTGGCGCCGTATGGGCAGTCGGAGAAGTTGCCGTACGCCTCGCCGTAAAGGATGTACCCAGGCCACGGCGCTAGCTTCGTAGGCAGGCCGTAGTTCGCCGCGACGCGCGCCCACGCGTTCGACGGCTCGTCAGGCGTGAACTCACGCCAGCGGGTACGCGACTTGAGGTGGAACTTGCCGTCGTAATCGACCACGAACGACGCGTTCTGACCGTGGATCTTTTCCGTGATGACGATCTCTTCGCCGTCCTCGAACCACGAGCCCGCGTACTTTCGGAACGGCTCGATGTCGTAGTAGCCTGGGAGGTGCTTCAGCTTGGGCGCGGGGAGGCCGTGCTGGGGCGTGCCAGGCTCGCGGTAAAGACCGAGCAGATTGAGCACCGACCGCTTGAGACGGCCCCACCAACCGAGCTTCGGCTGTCGTCCGCGCTTGATCACCGCGCTGCGCTCGGCGACTTCGGCCTCGTCCTCGTAGCGCGTAATACCGAGCAGCTCGGCGACGTCTTGGCCTTCGGTCACGCCGGCAGGCGCGGCGGTCAGGACGCCCATCGAGAACACGCCACGAAGCTTCTTGGCCTTGATGCGGCGCTTACGTGGCGGCGGGTTCTGCTCGTTGCCCCAAAGGAACGACCACTCGGGCGTCTCGGGGACGACGGCATCGACCGGCACATAAACCGCGAGTGACCCCTCCGCATAGTCGCCGGTCTTGAAGATGACCGGATACCCGCCCGAGCCGTCCGGCGACGCGTAGACGTTCGTGATGGAGAGCGAGTCGGCGTTCGGGTGCTTGTAGACTGCACCGATGCGAACGGCCTCGACGTGGAACTCGGTCACTAGCACACCTCAGTCGGTACGGAAGATACTTCGATAGAGCACGCATCAGTACGGAACTGGCAGTCGACGTCGAGATCCGCTTTCTTGAACGTCTCCATGATCTCCTGGAGTTCGCGAATTGACGTGTTGTGGTTCACGTCGAATACCAAGGTCATAGTCACTTCAGTGATCTCTTCCATTTTCATGTCGCTCATTCGCTTTCTTCCTTGTCCTCTTTCTCGTCTTTGTGCTCTTCGTCCGGCGCGAGCATCATGATCATGGGCTGCGACCCCTCGGCCTTCGGCCCCTCGGGCCCGTCAAAGAGCCGATGAATCAGTCGACGACCAAGCGTCTCGACCGTCGCGATAAGTCCATGAAGCGCCACGATGGTCGCGACCTGCTTCCAGATCGGCGGCGGTTCGGGGTGCTCGATATCGTCCTCGGGGTCCTTTTTGGTCGAGCGCGCGCCGAGCGAGCCGGCGTACGAATTGGGCGTGTTCAGGGGACTAAACGGGGTCGGTCCAAACATTCGCGGGCCAGGGACGAATCGAACGTCCTCGTCACGTGGGCTTTTCTTCCACGCTCTCCCGACTTGGAATCGGGTCGCTTCCTTCAAGCTCTCGCCCTAACGGGTGCGCGTATCCCCTTCCGCCACGCCGGACTTTCGGCCCGACGCCAAGGACTCGAACCTTGGACAACACCCTCGTGCCAGTCGCAGGACTTGCACCTGCACGACCACAATCGGCCGGCGGCTTCTAAGGCCGCTACGTCTGCTATTCCGTCAGACTGGCTAATTGCCTAGGGCCGGATTCGAACCGACGTCGCCGAATCGCGGCATCCTGCCTTTAGAAGACCTAGGACTGACGAAGTACGAGCGCTCGTACTATCGTTTGTCGGGGACCGTGGAATCGAACCACGTACTCCGGCTTTCAACCCGGCGCTGTACGGCCTTTCGGCTCGCGGACTGCCCCCTTCGCGAAACTGGGCGGGTCCTTCCATCTCAGCTCATCCCCGTAAACGCTCCTTTCGGCCCAGGTCAATGCCCCAGGTGGCTCCGCGTGGAAGCGCGCCGTCTTTCCGGCTGTCACACCGCACCGGGCACGAGTCCCTGAGCCCTGACGGGCCGGCGGTGAAAGTCTTGTTGGATTAGCGCCGTCTCTCCGGCTGTCTCGTCGCGAGCCTAGTCCCCTGACGTTGGGTCATCTACGCGGGCTCGTCGCGCTAACGGGTTTGCAGATGCTCTATTCCCGTTTCGATGGTCCTCGATCGTGGGCTAGCCACGAACGCACCGCTGACCAAGAGTCTTTGTGGCACTAATTGGTCGCCTCGTTCGAGATAACGACCTCGTTCTCGAACCCGGCGTACACCGAGCACACAGGCGTGTCACATTGCATGAGGCTGTCCGAGAAAAACACGACCGCTTCTTCGGGGTACTGCTTGAGCATGTCGATGAGCATGCCCACGGTGAGTTGGTCTTCGTGCTCTTTCACGCGCCGCCTCTTTCAATCTTGGACAGCGCCTCAGATCGCCTGACCTCGTAGTGCCAGTCACCAAAGCTGTCGGGGTCGTTCAGCCCGAAAGAGACGACCTCATATCTGTGGTAGTCGTCTCGATCCTCCGCGGCGATTTTGTCGGCCTGTTCGATTGCCTTCTCTTGCGTGTCGAACGTGCCGTAGAAACCTTGGTTGTAGATGCCTTCCTTGAAAACACAGTAGATTCGACTCACGCTGCCTCTTTCACTTTCGCTTCGGCCGCGCACACGTACGCGTCCCACATCCAGGCCGCGATGCGCGCCTCGGCGATTTCGATGTAGCCTGCGACCTGGCCTTCGTCGTCGAGGTCTCGCTCGATGCCGAGGACATTGGGCCAGCCCGCACGTAGCGCCCCGATCATCTCGCTACCCGCGCCCGAATAAGGCACTAGCAACGTGGCGTCGGCCGTGGGTGGTTTGATGAGTTTCGCCAGGTACTCGTTCAGAGCGATTGGCTTGAGTGTTGGGTGATGGTTTCGGGCTCCCGACGTCCGGCCGGCTCCTGCCCTAGGAGAATTGAGGCCATCAGAACCTTCACGGCGACCGCCCGTAGCCTCCCCAGCGCTCTTTTGAACCAGCTCTTCACACCCGAACTCCCTCTCTTTGGTCGAGACCTTGGCGCAGAAAAAGAACCGCGACGGGCCGCCGTTTTCGTTGCGCCCCGAGTCTGGCTTGGCTTGGCCCGGGACACGCTTATCGAACACCGCGCCGCCTGCGTTGCCGCCGCCGTTGCGAGTGACCGACTTGCGTGACGGTCGGTTGCCTACGACCTCGTCGAGATACTCGGCCGCGCCCTCGTCGAAGAGCACGTTCGCTGGCCATCGGCCTTCGTCGATGGGTTCCGGACCGCCGCCGTTAAGGCCGTCCGAGTACGCGCATTTGCTATCGGTCGTACCTTCTTTCGCTGGCCGCTTCTTGGTACCGCCTTCGTCGCCGATGCGGCACGCACCGATCGCGAGGCCGCCAGTGCCCCACTTGCGCACGTTCTCGATGATGGTTCCCTCGAGCGGTTTGCGAGCGAGACAGATCGGCTCGAACGCGGGCTTGAGGGCCGTCCCATACCCGTGCCACTGAATAGCTTCTGGCGTGGCCGGGGCCGTGACGTCGACTTCCTTGGCTGGAGCCGAGCCGACTTGAACACCGTAGGTGCCGCCCTTGTCTTTGGTCGAGACGGCCGCATTGCCCGTGAGCTTGCGCTTGCCGATGACCTTGCGCTCGGCACCGGCAGACTTGTCGAGCGCCTTGGAGATGTTGAAACTTTTTGGAAAACCTTTTGCGTAAAGCCACAAAAGCTGATCGCGTAGTTCGAATCCAGCGTCCTCGATCGCGGTAGCGATGCGGTGATACGTGCGCGAGCCTCCGAAAGAGAGCAGGAGGCCGCCGGGCTTGAGCACGCGAAGGCACTCTCGCCAGACCTCGACACTCGGCACGTCGTAGTCCCATGCCTTGGCCATGAACTTCAGGCCGTAGGGGGGATCAGAAAGCACCGCATCGAACGAGTCGTCCGGCAACGTGCGGAGTACCTCGAGCACGTCGCCGCGGACGATCTCGTGCTCGCCCCACGTGGCCGTCACGTCGCCACCGGCAGGGTGAAGTCTTCGACCATCTCTATAATTGCCGATAGATGTTCGCTGCACTCATAGCCTTGGTCGTAGTGTTTACGGGCGGCCCGATAAACACGCCGGAGTTCCCGAAGCTCGTGCGCCATGTCGATGATCTCTTCGTCCGAAGGCGTGCCGCCGAGCACTAGTTCTCGAATGCGTTCGTGAGATACTGCCATTAGAACGACTCCCACTTGAACGTGTCTGGCCTTTTGGCTGCGTCTAGATCCGCAACGCTTGCGCAGCCGTATTCGAAATCCAGTTCCACCTCGGCCAGGCGAGCCGAGCGCTTCAGGGCTACAATGGCGTCGCGTAGCGCCCAGGTGTCGTGCATCTCGTCCTCCGGCACTTCCAAGTAGCGACACATCTCGGCTACTTGTTCGTGGAGCCGCGTGAGTACTTCTTCAGAGTGCGTCACGAGACCACCAAAACGGTAGGGCCGGGCGGGCGCGGCGTGGTCATCACCCACACCACGAACGCGAACATGCACACCAGAACTAGGAACTTGAACTCTTTTTCGAGATCGAACATGGGTCGGGCCTAAAGGGCCGCGAGCGACCCGTCGTTGATGCGGAAGAAAGTTTCGAATCGAAGGTCGTCGTGCTCGACGCCGAGTCGGTTGAGCGCGTCGCCGATAGTTTGGCGCGCCGTCACTACGGTCTGGGACCATCGATTGGGCACGTCGGCATCAACGACCACGCCGCCGAGCAGCGCCTTGAGCACGATGGCTTCTTCGGTCGAGCACTCGAGCGTGACCGGCTCGGACCATCCGCCCCATCCACCGGTCACGTAATCGACGAAGGCCTTCACTTCGCCCGATCCAGATGAAACGAGTGATGGTGCTCGAACGGCTCGAACCCGGCGTCCTCTAGGGCGTTGGAGAGGTTTTGGGCCATTTTCCCGGCCGCGCTTTCCGTCCATGAGACGTAGACGCTGACGAGCTCCTGAAGCAGCTTGGCCTCTTGCTCGCTCATCTCGAGCGTCACGACCGCGGGCGGCTGCACGACGGGCGGCGGGTGGCTGACGGTGGCCTTCACGACGCGGACCTCGTCGCCGTCGCGCCGGCTTTGGCGACGAGCAGTCCGGTTTCGTCCCACCGGAACCCGTCATCGAAGCACTCGTCCACGCGAACTTTGGCCTCGATCAGCGCAAAGTGAATCTTGTCAAGGGCATCGTGCAGCGGAGACAATTCAGCCTCGCCAGTCTCGTCGTCGTAATCTTTGATCACCCCTTCGAGCAGCAACTTGAGCGCGCACGCCTCTTTGTCAGAGAGCATGATCTTGAGCTTCGTCTTGGTTTTGGTCTGGGTCTTGGTGGTCGCTTTAGCCATTAGAGTGTCGCTCCCTCCTTGAAGTAGAGCGCGCCGGTTAGTTTTCCTTTCACGTACTCGACGCCTACTTCTACGAGCAGATTGCTAATCCCTTCAACGTAGTTCCGCATCGGAGCCGCGCCGCCGACGTTGTAGAGGACCGCTTGCAGCGCAAGCGCCTCGTTCTTAGAGAGCACCAGCGTCACCGACTCGATCTCGGGTGGCGGCGCGGGCGGCGGGGTTTTGCGTTTGACCGTGCAGGTCGCCATCAGATCGTCGCCCCGTCCTTCACCTTGAATCCGAAATCGAAATCGAACACGTGGTTCGAATACTTGTCGGTGACAGTCACCTTCTTCAGTTCCTCCCACACGTTGCCCAACGCTCTTCCGATTTCCGAATCTTGACCGCAGCGCTGACCGCCAAGCAGGACGCGAAGCGCGGTTGCTTCGAGTTCGTTCATCACGAGCATGATCTCGACGGGCGGCGGTGTCGGCTGGGGCTTGTGCCTGGTTGCTTTCGCCATCACGCCGCCTTCTGTCGATCGAACGTGGCCTTGTGCTCAGGCACGAGGTCGTTGATCAACGCCTTGAGCTCGAGGTGGATGCGCTTGATCGCCTGGCCCGGCGTCTCGCCTTCGGCCACGGCCGACTCGATCATCAGCTCCGGCGTGCCCCACGTGTTGAAGTTCTCGGAGAACTTCATGGAGGGGTACGTGACACGGACCGCGCGGCCCTCGTAGAGCTTCGTCGCGGGCGAGCCCGACGGCGCGGCGTACGTGTCCTCGGCCGTCGTGGTAGACGACTCGGTGGCTTGCTCGGTCGGCGCGGCCTTGTTCGCGGCGGCCTTCTTGGGACGTCCGACCTTGGCCTTGGGGGCCGCTTCGACCGTCGCGGGCGGGTCGGGGATCGGGGCTTCTTCCTTCGGCGGGAGCGCGCTCTCGGGCGGGTTGATCGGCGCGGGGGCCGGGGTCGGCGCGGTGCCTTCAGCAGCCGCCTTCTTCGCGGCGAGTCGATCTCGAATACCCATGCTGTTGTCCTTGATCTCTTCGATGCGCGCGGCCAGGGCGCGCTTGTTGGCGTCAATTTGCTTGGCCATGAACTCGACGTCTTTGTGGACGTCTCGGCCCATGGCTTGAATCTTCATTCGCTCAGTCACCTGCTTCACGTTCAGGTGGCAGATTTCCGAGTCAGAAAACGGGCAGTTCCCGTACGCGCCGCACGTGGTGAGCATCTTCGGCAGCGAGTTCACGTACGCGTGCAGCTCTGGGTTCGCACGAATGCGCGCCAGGTTCCGATTGCGGATGGCGAACGCGCTCGGGTCTGCTTTCTTGAGCTGGTCTTCCGTCAGGTCGTCGATACCGGCGACCTTCACGCGTTTCGGCGCAGCCCACCGCAACACGAACATGTCATTCGCGATGCGTTCGATCTGCTCGAACCGCGCGTCGAACGTATCGCTCGTCGTGCGCAGATACGTGACCTCGCACTTAGGGGCTTCCTTCGTGCGGACATAGATCCACGCGAGATCGACCGTGTCTGTGCGGTAGTGCGTCGATGCCCACTTCGCGTAGAGCGTCGACTGCACATCGGTCTTGAGGTCGTCGGCGGTCTTCTTCCATGCCCACGCACCCGTAGACTTGAAGTCGCCTACGAGGACGAAGCGCTCGTCACCCCACTCGACGGGGACCAGCGGGAGCACGCTCGACGAGCGGTGGTGCAGGTCTAGATAGCCCTGATACCCGAAGTGCGGCGTGTCCTTGATGCCGAGCCACTCGGGCGGCGCCGAGTGCGTGGGCATGACGAAGTGCCGCTGACAGTTCTCCCCCGCGACCATAGAGCCTGCGGGCGGTAGGTGCTTGAGCGCGGCTTGCGCGATGTTGCCCGACTTGCGAGTGAAGTCGATCGGGCGGCCCTCGGTGAGATACGGCTGGAGCTGTCCAGTGTCGATATCGTCACCGAGGGCCGCCGCGGCGCCTTGTTCCGTCTCTAGCTTCAGTAGGGACTTTAGCCCCCACTTGGCTGGGCATCCGCTCGACTCAACATCGAACGTCGTGATCTGTGATGCGCTGATGACGGGGTAGGGCGCCTCGACCGGGGCGCGTGCGGTCACTGGCCCTGCTTCGTACCCTTACGCGTGGACTTGCGCGCGGTCTTCGCCGACGCCTTCTTGGCCTTCGCGACGACGGGCGCGAGCGTGTACTTGACGATCTTGTCGCCGTCACCCGCGTACCGAACCAGGTCCGCCTTCTTCGGGGCGGTATCGCAGATACCGTACTCATCGACGAGCGCGAAGAGCGTCTTCGGGGCGCGCGGCTTGCTGGTGCGCTTGGTCGTGTTGGTGTTGGTCGAGACCGTGGAGAAGATCGAATCGTTCATGTCTCGTATATCCGCCGTGTCTTCGAGTCGTGCTTGGCGCCTGGCACTCGTTCTCGATACGGCGGATATACGAACGTGATCTCTCGTCCGGTACCCGTCCCTCTCTACCCGATCCACTTCGACCCGCTGACGAACACGCCCCGCTGCGGCTGCCCTCGCGGCGTCGACTGCGTCCGGATCGGGAAACACGCCGCGGTGCCGGAGTTTCGCGATCTAAAGTACGGCGACGAGGTACCCGAGCCCGTACCCGGTGCAGGTGTCGCCATCAAAACGGGCCCACACCCGCTCGGCTCCGACGTCATCGTCGTGGACCTGGACGGGACCGAAGCGGTCGAAGCGTGGGATGCGATGCACGCGGCGAGCGGCGAGCCCGAGCTGGACACCCGCATGGTGGGCACAGGTGGCGGCACGGACCGATACCAGCTCTACTTCCAGTGCGAGCCCGGCCTCGACGTCCGTAACTCACGATCGAAACTAGGCCCACACATCGACATCCGCGGGCACAACGGCTTGGCCGTCGTCGAGGGGTCGCCACACAAGTCGTCGCCCGACGCGCGCTACGTGCTCTTGAGCGATGAGGACACCCCGCCCGCGCCGATGCCGAGGTGGCTGGTCACTTGGTTCGAGGCGCGAGCCTCCGAACGGCCGGACACGACCCAGCGCTACGACGGCGACGTCACCGACCCCGACGAACTCGAGTACCGTCGCGAACTATACGCCGACTACCTCGCCAACGAGGCCGAGCCTTCCATCGCTTATCACGGAGGCGACGAGGCCTTGTTCAAGGCGGTCCAGCGCGGCGCGTACGACTTGGCGCTCCCCGTCGACGACGTACTCGAACTCGTCGAAGAGCACTTCGACCCGAGGTGCCAACCGCCGTGGGGCGAGGCCCTTTTCGAGCGCGTCGTGCATAAGGCCACCAGCGCGAAGACCACGTCCATCCGACCGCGCATCGAGCCGCCACCGAACCCCGCACGACCCGCTGGTGCCCGCTTGGCCGAGTTGCTCGGCACCGGCCCTGCGCAGGACCCTCACGAGCTCGATCTCGAGGCCATCGAGGCGGCACTCCCAGCCGGCGCGGCGCTAGGTGCCGCGGGCGGTATCGGCCTCCAGTTCGGCGGTTGGGATAGCGAGCCGCCGCCCGTCGAGTTCGTGGTCGATGGTCTCGTGCCTGTCGGCGCCGTCGGGATGTTCTACGGCGAGGCCGATTCGCTCAAGACGTGGCTTATGTTCTCGTTGGCGATTGCCGTCGCGCGGGGTGAGCACTGGCTCGGGCGGCGCGTCAAAGTGGACGCCGAAGGAAGACGGCTCAAGGTCGCGATCGTCGACTACGAGACTGGCTCGACGAACTTGCGTCGCCGGCTTTATATGCTCCGCGCTGGCTCGCTCCGGAATCTAGGCGCGGTGGCGTTCCCCCGGTGTGAGAAGCCCAACGAGGCCGAGTTCTGGGCGAAGCTCGCCGAAGACGACGTGGACTTCGTGGTCGTGGACTCGCTGCGTATGGCGAACCCTGGCGCGAACGAGAACGACAACTCGGAAGCGATCCGGCCCCTCGAGCACGCGTCCGCGTTCACGGAGACGTGCCTTCGCGTGTCGAACGGCAGGGTGAACCCGACCGTGGTGTTTATCCACCACACGAAGAAGTCCACGGACGGCGACGGCTGGCCGACCCCTCGCGGCGCCCAGGCCATCATCGACCAGTGCGACTTCGCGTATGCGGTGCGCCAGGTGGATAAAGACGAGGCCTCGCCTCAGCTCAAGCGCGTCGAAGTGAAGTGCCACAAGCCAGGCGACATGGTGCTGCCACTGCCGTTTGCGGCTGAGGTCCGGTTCGACGACGTAGCGAAGCTGGCGGAAATCGTCGAGGCCGAGTTCGCTCGTGGCGAATCGGGGTCAGCCAACGACGGCGGGGCCGCGGGCGCAGGCGGCGAAGACTTGCACGAGGCCGAGGTGCGTCGGCGTATCTTGGCGGCGCTTCAGGACGGGCCGATCTTGACCAAGGATAAGGTGCTCGCGCGCACGGGCGGCCGTCGGGCTACGGTCTGCGCAGAACTCGACGCTTTGAAAGAGGCTGGCCAGGTCGTCAAGATCAAGGACGTCGGCTACGTGCTGGAGTCGCCAGAGCGCCGGAACGCCCGCGTGCTTGAGCAGGTGACCCGTTTCGACCGTTGGAAGTCTCCGGCACAGCTCGCCGCCGCCGCGTCCGTGACGACCCAGTGGGTCGAGCAGATGGTCCGTGAAGGTGTGATCGTGCCCCGCATTTCGTCCGGCCCTACAGCGCCTGGCGGCTACCTTCCGAGGGCCAATTGACACCACGCGTCAATTGCATGAAACCCCATGGACATAGGCCGTACCCGTTCGTACCCGCACCGTACCATAGCAAAATAGGGATCGTACCCGATCGTACCCGCCGTACCCGACCTCGGGTACGGGTACGGGAACGGGTATATCTGAATCATTACGGGCAGTTACACAATTACAGTGACTTTTCGTACCCGAGACTAGTACACGCGGGCCCCCTTATAGGGGGCGCCCGCGTACGTGTAGCTAGTGGCATTCGTTGAGTGACACTAGTCGGTGCGTCATAGGAGGTTGGCGCACTAGGCCTTGACGCCAGACGGCCGCCGTGCTCGGCCACAAAGCACTGAGCCTGGCCGCGGCGGATATATTGTGGGTGAGGATTCTTGGACTCGACCCAGGCGCCGATACGGGCTGGGCACTATTCGACCCCGAGGCCGAGGCCTTCGTCGTACCGAAGGGCCTAGCAGCGGCCCCCAGCGCCCCCAAGCGAGGCCACGGCGCCCTCGTGGCGTGCGGCGTGCGGTCGAAGCGTGCCCCGCTCCCAGCCCCCGTTCCGGCCGGCGACGAGCACATCGTCGAGGTCTTCGGCGAGCGCCCGAAAATCTACCCGCACTCGAAGGTCCCGACGAGCGACATCATCACCCTGGCGATCCGTGCGGGTGAGGCCGTCGGCCCGTACCGATACCCCGCGGACCCGAACACCCCGGCCGCGAAGGTCACGTACTACGAGCCTTGGGAGTGGAAGGGCTCGGTCGTTAAGAACGTCCACCACCAGCGCATCTGGGGGCACCTAGGGCCGAACGAGCGCGCACTCGTGGCCGAGGTCGCCGCGGGCATGGCGCCATCGAAGCGACACAACATGATGGACGCGATCGGCATTGGCCTATTCGCGCTTGGCCGCACGCGTTGTGGGGGCACTTGATGCCCGCCCAGCACCCGCACGTGACCGACCCTTGGGACCCGTTCCCTGACCTGGGTGCGTTCTATGGCATGTCTGCCGGCGAGGTCATCCAGGCTCGTGGGCAGTTCTTTGATTACCTGAAGGCGCGCCTCAAGGCCCCTTTCCGGCACACGACGCCTGTTTGCGAGAAGCCGATGGACTGCGGCTCGACTTGCTACTTGCCGCCGACACATAAAGGCCCGTGCTTGTGCATGGGCGACTACGACGGGCAGCCCGACACGTGCCCAGCCTGAGGTTCTATGACCAGCACCGAGCGTAAATTCACCGTCGAATATCGACCGCACGATATGCCCGTTAGCGCCCCGCCGAGGCTCGACCTCAACGCCGACCACGACACGCAGGTCTGGGCCCGATCGAAACCCGGCCGCCAGCACGCGCTTGGCTTTATCGTCGACCTGCTCGAGGCCTATATCAACGATCGGCCGATTTACCGAGGTCGTGCCCTCGAGACCTGGGAGCGCGAACTCGCCGACCACGAGCACACGGCCGAGTCCGTGGCGTCGTATTTTAGAGACCGCTTGCGGGATAACTTCCCTGGCGACGCGATCGTCGTGGAGCTGGCGGCTTGATGGGTGACGTGCATTACGTGATGCCGGTATTCACTACCTACGGGGAGAAGCCGCGGGTCATCTTCGACGTCTCGTTCGATCACACGCGACACACGCTCAACGTGCACCCGCGCCGAGCGGCGGACCGCGACTGGCTACGGGTGAATAACGAGTTTGCGCTGGCGGCGATGCGGCTTATCTACGCCGAATACCAACACGCACCCATAACGCGCCAAGCCAACGACCCGACGCTGGTTGGAATCACGAATCGCTTATGTGACGTGCTCCGGGCCGCGTATCCGCACACCGATTTCAGCGCGATCATTCAGCTACCCGCGCGCGGCGACTGTCGCTGCTGAATGGAACTTCCTACCTTGCCGCCCATCAGCATCGAAACGCCGGACGACTTCAATCCGGAACTCAAACTGCCGACGTTGCCGTTCACCATCGAAAGCCTCATGGCCGCGTTCCTCGAACGCATCACGCTCGGTGACGAATACCACGCGTGCTCGCCGGGCTGCGTATTTCACAACCCCGCGCGCGGCGACTGTCACTGCTGAAAAGATAATGGCCATTACGTATATCCCCTGGACTCCCGTTTACAACTACGGCTGCGGCTGGCGCGAGTGCCCCGAGTGCGGGCCGATGATCGAACTCGAGATCGAGCGCCGCCACCTCAAGCGAGTCAACGAGTCGAACCCGCAAATCGATCAGCAGTCGGAGTGGCTGGCCGAGTGCTACGGCACGGGCGCCGAGCGTGTCGAGCCCCTCGAGCTAAAGCCGAGGCCGTTTGGCCCCCTCAAGCCTCTCGCCAAAGCCCAAGCGAAAGCCAAGGCCGCGCAGAAAGAGGCCAAGTCCCGTCGTCGAGTTCGCCGGTCGCTTTCTGAGGCGTCGTTGAACGAGGCCCAAGGGGGCATCGACCGCTTGGTGGCGATTTGCCGTCGGACGGTCGCCAAACACGGCGAGTGGGAACTCCGTAACCAGGCCTGGGCCGAGCTCTTGAACCCGAGCGCTCTTGTGGCGACTCACGAAAAGAAGGCGACGCTAGACGTGAAGGTCAAATCGGCCTTCGACCGCGCACGGGCGCATCTGGACAAGCTCGCACGGGCGTCGACGCGGGATGCGGGCACGAGCGGGCAACTGGAGGCGGCGTGATGTGCCTCCTACAAATGCTTGACATCCACGGGTGGGACGACCGCGAGCCTATGCCTAAGCCCGGTATCCGCTCGATGACTCAGAGTTTGCCGGACGGGAGGACGATCGTGACCAGCGTGAATAACGAGTTCGAAGACCTTGGGCTCGGTCGAATCATCACCGAGATCGTTTTTGCCCCAGGCAAGGCGGCGTGATGTGGACGGAAACACGAACAATGCTATTCACCGCCGAGTACCGCACAGTCGGCGAGGGTATGTACCACCCGCCTGGGCCGTGGCATGCAATCGAGCGAGGACACTTTGACGTCCTTCGGGACGCGGAGCGATTCGCAGCGGAGTACCTGTGTAAGCACCACTTCATCGAAACGCGCGTAGTCGCCAACACGATGCCAGTAGACGACCTTCGGCGTCGTTACGACCACCTGATTGGTCAGTCGGAGGCGGCGTGATGACGTACCAAGCACCCGAAGACCGTTGGCGCGACGAGACTAGGGCCAAGTCCCTGGGCCTGTGGTCGCCACCCAAGCCCGAGCCGATTGCGGTCGAGGCCGTGGCCCAATTCACCGATTGGCGAATCGACCGCGAGCCCTTGATGCGTGATTGGAGCGGGCAAGTTTTGGCTATGACTCCTTGGGAGGGCGTTTTCACGTTTCGAGCGTATGGGGAGATGGCCCTTCGGTTGTCTAAGCACCTCCAAGACAACCCCTACGGCACCAAGATCCGAGTCGAGTTCGAGCCTTGAACGACGCCACGCCCGAGAACACGCCCAAGTGGCTGGTTTACGGTCTGCCTTGCTCCAGCCTGGGCGTGCGGCTGCTACTCGACGAGCGCGACGCCAGGCGCTACGCCCAGGCAGGCTTCAAGGTCACGGCCATCGAAGAGTTGACCTTTCACCCCGATAGGCTCGAGTGCGCGACGGCTCGTCTATTTGCGACACACGGAGTCGGCCAGGGCTCAACGCGGCGGTCTCAGTGTAGTAGCCCAACACCGCGGTCTCAGTGTCGTAGCCCAACTCCAACAGCACGCCATTGACGTAGATCCCCCACTGAAGCCGAGGCGGGTGAACCGCATCGGCCCACTTGAGCGCGTCCCGACGTAGTTGTCGCTGGACGCGTTTCTTGTTTTTGGGGCTGTGGAAGAGCGGCTTGATGAGGCCCAACTCGAGCAGCCGATCCGTGAGCACGTCCAAGGCCGGCTCGTAAACCGGTCGTACCGAAGCCTGCCGGGCGAGTTCGATCAACTCAAGCCACTCGGGCGTGTCTTCCGTCATTCCTCCCTAGCCAATTCCCAGCGCCCGATCATCATCTGGTAGGCCAGCTCGTCGAGGTAGTACCCCTTGGACTCAGCCCACGCCTTCACGACCGCCGGGTTAGGCACGTGGTCGATGTACGGAGTAAGGGTGTCGTGCTCGGGGAACGGCGTTGCTTCGACGGCAAGTTCGTCGTGGATCTTGTAGACGAGGTAGAGGTGGTACCACTTCTCGTAGCACTCGACCGTGACGACGGGTCGCTCACCTGAGCGCGGTAGGCGTTGGAGCAAGAGTGGGTGCCCTCGCTCGCTGACTAGGTAGCTCATAGCTTCAATGCCGCTACGATGCGGTCCCAAGCGGCGCGGGTGAACGTCAAGGTTCGTTCCGGCTCGCGCACGTCCAAGACCACCCACTCGCCATCTGGCGACGCTTCGAACGTCACCGGTATCGGGTAGCTGTTGGCCGTGTCTCTGTGCGGAGTCGCGTTCACTGAAATCTTTACGTTGTTGCTCATCGCCCGTTTGCCTCTTGCGCCGCGTTGAACCAAGCCCCTAGCTCGTCCTTCGTGGCGATACCTTGTTCCGCCAACGCGTCCAGGATCGTGAACGTGTAGACGTAGTGCTCCGGCTGGGGCGTGAGGAAGATGCTCTCCGCCTGGCCGTGCTTGGAGAACAGCCCCAGCACGGCCTTGAGCGCATACTCGGCGCCCCACTTCGCGCCGTCCGCGAACAAGTCCTTGCCGCTATCGGTCAGCTCGGCGGGCGCGTGATCCCAGGCCGCGTGCCAAACCTTGTCGTCCTCGTCATTGTCGCCGCTACAAAAACCCATGTTATCGTTCTCCCTTACTCCGCTTCGGTGCGTTTATGTGACTCGGCCAGCAACCTGTTGCTCGGTACTTGTTCGCTGGATATAGGCCAAGGCGCTCTTGCCGAGCCACTCCGAGTACGCGGGAGGGATCGCCTGCGAAAGCTTCTCCAGGCTCATCCAATCGATACCCATGGCCTTCCGCTGGACGTCGAGCGGGATCCGCCAAACGCCCACCTCGACCGTGGCACGGCTGTTCGGCGCGCGGTTCGTGGCGCCTGGAAATCGGCCCGGCTTTTGGAGCGCGTGCCGGCACTTGGGGCGCTCGGACTTGTGGATCGGCCAAGAGCACTCGAACAACCGGTGGCGTCGTACGTCGAGGCCAAACATACTCCCGCAAAGCGTCACCGCGTCGGGCGATAGCTCGGCTCGTGCGCCGGTCACGTTCTCGATGATGTAAGGCGCGCCTGCCTTTTTGAGGAGCTCTCGTGTGGCTGGAATGAAATTGAGCCTGGGGAGCACATGGCCCGGCCGTCGCTTGTACGCGGTGAATTTCTGGCAAGGGGGCGATGCCCAGATCAGATCGAACGTCTGCAAGTACTCGACGTCGACGGCCAAGGCCGAACCCCGCGTGAAACGCGTCGGGTAGGGGTACTCGGGCTGGTCCTCGATATCGATACCGTGCACCTCGAAGCCGGCGTCGGCCAAGCCCCGCGACGCCCCACCCGCGCAACAGAACAAGTCCAGTGCACGGGGCCTACGGCCGAAGTTTCGGATGAGTTGTTCGACCGGAGCGCTCACGGCAAAGCCACCAAACGCGCATTCAGCTCGATCTTCTCGCGCTCGTTCAAAGCCTCGGCGGCATCTGTCCAAGCGATATGGACGTCATTGTCGAGACTCCCGCACATGGCCTTGTAGGCGGCGATTGCGGTCTGGATCTTGGCCTCGTCGAGCGGCATCGCCGCCACCGTTTCTTCCCACGTTTTCATTCGCCCACCTTCGCCAGCTCGTCACCGGCCCAGTCATCCGCCGCTTGCGCGACCTCGGTGACCAAGTCGCCCGTGCCATCTTCGCTCGAGTAGACGCCCACGCCCGAGGCCAAGACCTCGCAGCCTGCGTAGTTGTCCAGGTCGTCTTGGATCGCGCCCGCGTCGAGGATGGCGTCCAACTGGCCCAAGGCCTCGTCCATCGGGCCGCGCACGGCCAAGGCGATAAGGACGATGCGGTAGTCTTTTGCGGTTACGTCGGTCATTAGAGCACTCCGTTCAAATGTGGATACAAATCCACGTAGGCTTTCGCGCGTTTGCTTTCCTCAATCTCGTAAAGACGATCGAGGCAACAAGGGCACATGTCCTCAAACCAAAGCTGATCGCGCTCCTCTCCCTCCACTAGATCAGGCATCGAGCGTCCAAACGGGTCTGGCCTCGTGGCTCGCGTAGCGGGCTTAGGGCGAGCGGGTAAACGCGCCTTTCGTTTTTGCTTCCGTTTCGTTCTCACGGCACAGGCCTCCGCGCGCGTCGCAGATGCAGCTCGGCCAACATCAGGTTTCGGTGCGCCTGATCGAGCAAGGCCACGGCGGCAAGAAAGAATTGCTCCGCAAAAGGCTCGGAGTCGACCTCGTCACTAGGCGAATTGAAGATGGCGTGCTCGCGCAAGCGCTCGACCGCTTTGGCCAAGTCTTCGACGCTACCGATATGCACTTCCACGCACAGTGCTTCGTCTACGAGTTTCATTCGCCTAGTCCTCGTCGGTAGCAGGGGCCGGCACGTCGCTCGGCTCGTTGGTTTCGATTACGGGGTAATTGCGCAACGACCGCACCATCGCCTCGATCGCGTTCAGATCGAGCCAAAACCCCTCGGCGCCGAGCACGCTCCCATCTTCCTGGATGCGCTGAATCAGCAGCTCGGCCAAGACCTTGATCGCGTGTGCGTCGAGGCGTGCGTCCTGTACGTCTTTGGGGTCGATGCGCATGGGTACTCGTTAGTGGGGTAATTCGCTGGACGTAGGGCCCGTCGTCGGAATCGAACCGACCGCGCGCCTTGGGGCGGGCGACTGCCAAGCGGGCTATGGGGTTTTTAGTGGGGGCGGGCGTCACCCGCGCGTTTGGTAAGGGGCCGAGCGGCCTCGAGTCGGCCGTGCGGGTCACTCGTCGTTTTCTTCTTGGTCGTCGTCCGCGTCGAGCGATTCCGCCCAAGCGTTCACGACGGTTTCCGCGATGTACTCGATCGCGCAGTATTGGAGCATGGCCACGCGCTTCTCACCCTTCGCGTCGTCACTGCCCATATCGGCCAAGCGCTCCTCGGCGTACGCGTAGGTGTCCGTTTGGCACATGTCCGCTTGCCACTGGTACAAGCCGCGCGTGTAGATATCGACGGCCGCGTCCGCGTACTCGTGAATCTGGCCGTGGTCTTGGCGGTAGTCCTCATTGGCGTCGAATTGCTCATCGTCGATGGCAAGGCACACGTCGCGGACCTCGGAGTAGATCCAGTCGTTCGGGAGGTCCTTACCGTCGTAGTGGGCCGCGTACACGGCATCACGGAGCCATTGCGGCGCGGCGTCGGTCAAGCACCAGACCTGCAGCCTGGTATTCGGCGTGACGCGCTCGACCGTCGTGAAGTAGCTCGCAAGTTTCCTATCAGACATGGTCGACTCCTTCGCACTCGCACAACGTTTTCAGGGTCTCTTTCGCCGCGTCCAAAGCCTCTTCGGCGAGCTGATTCGCTACTTCCGGGAAGTAAGAGTTATCGCCGCCGGGGTAATTGCCCTCGATCCCCCAAACCGCGTGATCGTATTCGCCCGTCAATTGGACGCCGGCCTTGGACACGGTCACGGCCACGCCGTAGTAGCGCCATTCGTCCTCGCACCACGCGCGCAAGGCCTCGTAATCCTCTTCTACCGCCAGCTTGGCGTTGTCCTCACGGGAGAGCCCCGGCCTATCCCCGCCTCGCGGCCCCCAATGGTCGCGCATGGCCAAGGCCAAGGCGCCTTCGTAATCGTAGTAGTAGGTGGGATCGGCCTCGTAGGTCAGCCGACGCCAGCCCGCTTTAGGGTGCTTCGTCGTGTACACGGGCCCGTGGCCGTCCTCGCGCTCCCACGGCGGGTCTTGGTCATCGTCGGCGTGCAGCGTGGCGACGATCGTGAAACCCTCGTGCTCGGCGCTAAGGCAGTCGCCCGCGGAAACGTATCCCCCAAACCCTTGGCGTAAAATGGTCATGGTTACAGCCGGCCAAGCCCGCGGCGCCGGTTAGGGCACACGCGGGCTAATTGGCCACTACGGGTAGTGATCGTCCGCTTCAGCTTCTGCATTAGCCAAGGCCTCTTCCTCCGAATCGAAAGGGCCGAGCGGTTCGGTATCCGGCAAACACCCTGGCTCCAAGTACCAGTAATACCAACCCGGTTCGCGGGGCGTGCCGTCCTCGTAGGGCTCTAGTTGGTAGTCTTGTGGGTGCTGAAAGACCTCGACCATTACTCGCCTCCATCGTTATCGTGAGACCCGCCTAGCAGCGATTCGGCATAGTCGTATGCGTTACGCTTCTCCGCGGTCCGGTACACCTTCGAGCCGCGGACCAAGACCTCGTATTGCTGTTTGGCGTTATCCCAACGGACCGCGACCCCGCGGCCAAATGATCGGTAGGTGGTTTTCACGTCGCTCCTAGAATTCGCAGGGGTTGCCTGCAAAGTATTCGCGAGCCTGATCCGCCACGCGGCGTCGGTAGTCCTCGTCTGACTCCTCAGGCTCTTGCTCATCCGCAAGCATGTAATCGGACAAGGGCCTGCTAGAGCCAGGCGCGAGGCCGATCTCCGTACCAAAGTACGAGCAGGCCTCCTCTGAATTGAGCAATTCCAATTCCGTTTCCCCCTCGTCTCTGTCTGCGGCGTCGTCGCTTTCGAAAACGACGTAGGCGCACATAGGCCAAGCTTCATAGACCGGCGTAAAAGAGCAGATATGAACATGAAGGTTCACGTCCACTAGGTAGTAGATACCTAACTCTTTGATCTGGCGCTCCTTAGTAAACGCCTCGCCGCATTCACGAGTCCAATTCACTCGGATAACGCGCCAGTCACAAGGCACTTCTCGGTTGGTCAGTTTTTGCATGGTTACAGCGCCCCTAGCCCGGTTCGACGCATGGCCAAACCGAGCTCTTGTGGGGCTGTAATTGTAGTTTGCCGCCTTTGCCTTTAGCCGATTAGCTCACTTGCACAGCCGCGGAAGTAACGCCCGCGCACTTGGGCCAAGAGGTCTTTCCAATCGTAGTATTCGACGTCGTATAGGCCATCGCGAATGGCTTCTAGTCGCTCCGCGTCGGTGAAACCTGTACGCCAAAGCTCTTGGGCTTCTTCATCCTCCCATGCGCACAGGCAATCTTCACCGCACAACGTCACGTCATGGTTCTGCAGGTAGAACCCGTCCAAGCCTTCCACGTACGTGCACATGGCTTCGCCGCAATGATCGCAGTGCGAGAGGCAAAACTCGCACACGGCCGTTTCATCGTCGAAAACGTGCGCCGGCTCCTCATCCGGCTCGTTGCACGAAAACGGATGGCTGCTGTACCAGCTACGTGCCTTCGACTTGTACGGGACTCGGTAAGCCAAGTCTCCAGTATCGATGTCTTTGATAGCTTGCACGCCGCATCCGGCGCACTCCCACAAGACCGGGTCCTCGGGACGCTTCCACTTAGGCGCGTTGCCAGATTCATGATCAAGGCGAGCGTGGATGCGCTCGATCGGGTCCTCGTCTCCGTTCTCGATGTCATCCATCGTCGCCGGCTCATACCCATTGGGTACGCCTTCACACGACGGACAACCCGCACCAGCTTTGAATAACTTGGCCTCCCAAGGCAGCATATCGCCGTGATTCACGCCGTACGCATCCCAAGGCTCCCCACACACTACGCACTTGATGTCCATGGTTACAGCACCCTAAGCGCGCATCGACCGATAAAGGCCAAGGCGCGCTGGGTGTAACCGTTTTTGGTTTAGTGGCTAGTCGTTGTTCATCCCTCCTTTTTGGCTTTCGGGCGCACTTCGATCTCGGCCAAGTCGGCCTCATAGAAGTTTTCGTAGTGGCCAAGGTCTTTCACCCGGCCGTTGCTGTCCTCGCGATAGCCCTCGGCCACTTCAGGCCAGTCCTCACAATTCGCTCGCGCGGCTTCCACGCACTCCTCGAGCAAGCGTTTCGCTAGCGCCTTTCGCTCTGCCTGGTACGATTCCCAAGCCTCCCGTTCATGGTATTGCGGGCAAGGCTTTGCGGTGTGCATTCGCTCGCGGGCGATATCATCGAAAGTGCGGTTTTCCTCGTCGCGCGGATCGGTATACGCCTCGGGCAAGTCCTCCGCATCGATCTCGGGCAACGCATCCACCCAAGCCTCATACGCAGGCTCAAAACCAGCGCCTCGGTACGCGTCCACGTGGATAATCCACGATGGGCCAAACTCGAAACCGGCGAGGAAAAAGGCCGAAGTATCGGACAACGATCCCGCCTCGTTGATTAGCGTTAGCGGCCGATCCGAATCCGACAGAAAGAAGTCCACCGAATCGAGGTCAGTCGCCGCGGCGAGTATGAGGGCAAGGGACGCACGGGTATCGTTGGTAGTGGGCATGGTTACAGTGCCCCAGGCCGCAAACCCCTCTCGAGGCGCGGCCGTTACGGGCTATATATAGTTATTAGTGAAGGCGCGGTGGCTCGCTAGCGGCCAAGGGCCGCTAACTAACTAGCGCTGGTTCGGGTCCGCGTTATTCCGCGTCACGTTCTCGTGCACTGCCAAACCCGAGGCCTCGCAATTCGCATCTAGGCCAACCCACACGTAATTAGTTTGGGGCCTAGGCCATTCCTTCCCGTCGGTGCTGATACGCACGGGGCAAGTACCCTTCGCGCCGTCCGCGCGGGCCACGTCGGTGCGGTACACGATGGGCCAGTCTTTCTCGACCAGTCGGCCGTCGTGTTTCGGTTTCGCGTCGGCGTCCGATGCCATCGTGAGCAACGCCCCGATAATGGCCGCGGCCGAGGCCAGGATATGCACCGTGGACGACTTCACGCGAAGCCTCCGATACCCATATATTGAGCGAAGCGAGGCGTACCGCCCTCGCGGGTAGTTTGCACACACGACCAGGCATAGCTGTTCGGGTCATTGTGTTGCAGGGCAGACTTGAGAGCGCCGTCACTCGTGTGCTTGCACGAGTGACGGCTCGGGTTCGTAACCACTCGGATCGTGTTCATCTTTCGCCTCGTTCGCTTGGACTCGTCAGCGCACGCCTTACGTGCGGACGCGCTTTCGCGCGTTTCGTCCTGGTCTCGGCGGGTCACCACTCGGTCGCGCTCGGGTCCGCTTCCAGGAGCGCGGCTTTGAGCGCGACGTCCTCGCTCGCCAGCTCGGGATAGTCGGTGTGCTCGATGGCACGCATACCGAGGAGATTCGAGTACGCTTCGTAGGTGACTTTCTGGATCGTGTTAGCCGGGGCGGCCCACACAAAGTGCGTGGTGATCTCTGCAGAGAGGCTGTCGAGGTCGAGATTCATGTTCGTGCTCCGTTCGTTCGGTTCGGGTATCTTGGTTCCGCCAGGTCGGCCGGTCAAGTCAGAATCGACTAGGCCGGTCGCTTTTCACTTCGACGCGGTCTTTTTCGAGGCGCGGAGCGCTTCGATCGCCGCGAGCACGCGGTTCGCCGCGGCCGTGCGGACGTCAGAGAGGGCCGGGGTAGCCGTGTAGAGGTTCGCGGTGGGCATCGTGGACTAGGGCCTAAGCACGGTCGATGCCAGGTCGGCCGGTCACGTAGTTTCGCTGGCTTCGCCAGGTCGGCCGGTCGCCATGCGTGTCAAACTAGACACGGCACAATCGGGATAGTAGCTCGACTACGCGATCTTTGACTTGTGATTACCTATGGTTATCTGTTGTGTCTGTTTTTGACACGCATTGTGTCCGTTTTGACACGCCCGGACGACTTGACACTGTCTAGTGAATGATATCATAGACTTAGCGCGCTAGCTCGAGGTCATGCACGTACCGTGCCTAGTGAGCGCACGCGCGAAGAGTAGATAAGCGCGCCGCCAGGAGACGCCTGAGAGTATCGCGTGCGAGTTTGGCACGATCATTGTCCGTGCCATCGAGGCGACGCTCGCGCGGGATGTAGATAGGGCTGACCTGTCAGACGTTCGTTAGGCCGGTCGCTCGGCCGTTGGCACGATCATTGTCCGTGCCATCGCGTCGTGATTCCGTCTCATTGCACGGTCCGTGCCGAGCTCGAGGCCGGTGCGGGGGGTCGCGCGCGCGGGGTGGAGAGAGGCCCCCCGAAAATTGCCCCAGAGGCTAAAAAGATCCGAGTACAGGCACGCTGTAACTGACCTGGCTTCAGGTCGAGGCCTTGACCTGTCGACCGGCAGATGCCATTGTGCCTCCAGATGGCTCGTAAAACCCCAGTCCCGCCCCCTGCCAACCGCCCGCGCGTGGCCTTGGTGTACACCCGCGTATCGACCGGCCAGCAGGCAGAGGAAGGCGTCTCGCTCGACTCGCAGGAGGCCCAGTGCCGGTTCCTCGCCGAGCGCACAGGATTGGCCGTAGACCGCGTTTTCCGCGACGAGGGGCTGTCGGGGTCGTTGCCGCCGGCCGCGCGCCCTCAGATGGCCGCCCTGCTCGACCGTCGGGCCGAACTCGAGGTGCAGGGCTACGAGGTCGTGGTCATCACCTACGACTTTTCGCGCGTGTCGCGCTCAGTGACCGATCTCCTCGAGCTCGTCGACCCTAACCGCGGCGGGCTTTTGCTCTCGACCGTGAAGGAGTCCTTCGACGTCTCCACGCCGTCGGGCAGGCTGATGCGCACCATGCTCGCGGCGATCAACGAGTTCAACCGCGAGATGACCTGTGAGCGCACGAAAGACGCCCTGAGCCACGTGAAAAGGCGCATCACCGCCGAGCGCGCGGCAGGTCGCGAGCCGGTCAAGTACCTCGGCCAGCGCCGCGTCGAGGACATCGTGGCGCCAGAGGTCGTCTTGGCCGTGCACGAGGCCATTTTCAAGGACAAGCTCTCGCAGCGCCGCACGGTGGAGCGCTTGAACGCCTCGGGTCTGCTTACGCCGCGCGGGTCGAGCAAATGGAACCTCGATTCGGTCCAGCGCATCCTCCACGCCATCGAGGCGGGCAAATTCGATTTGGCGACGGGTCAAGCTAAACGCGGAGAGCTGCCGCAAGGTGTCGTGCGCAGGACGCCCTCGAACCTCCCGCCAGCGTCTACCTAGACCTACGTACGCCTACACGTAACTATCCCGACTGTAATTATTGGCGTGGCCCTCGATAATTACAGTCGGGATAGTTTGGCGTTCTGGGGGCCGTCGGCGCCGATCAGAACGGAGGCCGAAAACCTATGGTACGGTGCGGGAACGCCCGTGCGAGCCCAGGAATTTTGAAATTTGGGCCTGTTCGTGGAAATCGTGACCTGTCGATCTCTCGTAAAACGGTATCGTACCCGCGTTCCCGATACGGGAACGATACAAACACAGCCAGATCGTCTCGTAGCCGCAGTGCGTCGATCTACGAATCGGCCGCGATTTTTCGTTCCCGGTTGCAGTCTACATGGGTACGTGTGTGCTTGTATTATACAACACCAAAAAACGCCGCCAAAACTGCATTTGACGCGCCTTCGTTCCCGTTCCCGGGTCACACTCTCATGACCACCCCCTTAGGTACAGAGTACCTAGGGGGTGTGGAGTGACAGAGCCGAGTGCCTTGTGATCGTGACTAGGATCGAACGATACTAGATTCAATACAAATACTTACATGGCTGTACTATGTAATACAAGGTCTCACCTTTCGCCGACCGCCCGCGCCGCCGACCGACCCAAAAACCCCGTGTTTTTCGCACATATCTCCGTCCGGCGCGCCTCTAACTGCTCGTAATCGCTCACGTTTTACGATTCTTGCTGCCTCGGCTTAGATACCGGTAGGAGCCAAGGTTTCCGACGACGTCCCCACGGGGTCGCCAACTGCGCGGTACTTACGAAAACCGGCGTCGTCCCTGCTCCGAACTCGTAAAAGCCGCGAAAAACCGCGCCGAATCGCCTCGATCTCACGAAAACGAGCCGAATTGCTGCATTCCTTGGACATGGACGTCGAAATTATCGACGAAAAGTACGTGATCATGGCCTGGTGGCTCGACGAGCCGGTCGTGGCCGAGACCTTCCAGGCCGGCTACGACCTGGCGGTCGCCCTCAAGACCCCCTCGCAATCGAACAGAACCGGCCCGTAAAACGGTTTTCGGTCAAAAACCACCCACCGATATGGGTCGGAAGCAAAAAGCGTTCCTAGACCCCGCCACGGCCCAGCAATCGCCAAGTACGCGTTTTGACGGGCTTTTTGACCCACACGCACAGACCCATGGGACTCCGAACCTCGCACGGCGCAAGGTCGAACAACTTGCTCTGCGTCGAGACCCTGCCGCCTGACGAGCAGCCTGACGCCCTACCGGTCAACCCGGCGGCCCTGCCGGCACCGCTTGCAAGACGCCCCGACGGCACCGTCGCGGACAAGGCCACGGCCAAGGCGCTCGGCGCGAAAGGCGGCCTGGCGAAAGCGGCCAAGCGCGCGGCGCTCGCGGGCGTCGGCATGGTCAAGCTCGCCGACGACCACGAGTACCACGCGTACTGGAAGGCCTGCGACGAGTGGCTGAAGTTCGGTCGCGACGAGTTCGCAGCCGCGTGCGGTGGCGTGATGGGTCCCGTGCCCTCCGCAATCCTCGGCTCGGCCGCGCACCTGCTCTCGCTCAGTCGGTTCTTCCATGCCCAGGCGGCGGAAGCGACCGACATCAAGAAAAAGATCGAATACGGCATCACGGCCTCGAAGTTCGATGATCGCTTTCGGCAAGCCTGCCTGACCGCGTACGAGCTCGCGAACAAACTTGGTGCGCAAACGAACGCCCCGCCGGTCGACCCCTACGCCATCATCGCGAAGATCGCCCAGCAGCAAATCATTGACGTCGTAGCCGAGCCCGTCGCCGAAGACTAGTCGACAATCGGGGCGTCACTTAGCAAATTAGCCAGTGCCGTCGACCGTAATTGCCAAAAGCCAGCGACCGGCGCCTAAACCGAATAAGCCCGACCCGCGCGTCGAGGGTACGAAGTTCCCGCTAACGCTCGAGACGCTCTTCACGAACGAGGCGTTCTGGGGCGTGACCAAGGCCACGCCGGTTCAGCGCGCGAAGTGCCGAATCCTTGAGGGTCGGCCCGTTGGCGATCTCAAGAACCACCCCGACGTGGTGAAGATGTGCGGCGGCATCCCCGCGCCCGATCTTACATCGCCCCCGCGAGAGCTTCTCGACGTCAGCGCCACCCGCATCGGCAAGTCCCTTTGGGGCGCGTGCTCGCTGTTTTTCATGTCCCAGACGGCGGACATCTCTCACACGAGGGACTCCGATATCGTCAACATCTTCATCGTTGCGTTGAAGATGGAGGGTTGCAAGGCCGTCCTCAAGCACCTCGTCACGCCGCTGACGACGAAGCCTCTCCTCCGACCATTTCTCGTCGATCCGCCTGAGGATATCACGGTAGATACCGCGTTCTCGCGAGGTCTCAAGATCCGCAGACCGCACGACGGCCGCATTATCGAGGTCAAGTGCATCCCACTCGATAAGGGCGGCGGCAGTGCCATCTCGGTATATTGTGCAGGGTTCGTCGTCGACGAGTACCCGCGCATGGCCAGCGGTGAAGGCGGTGCCGTCAAGAACGTCGAGCACTTCCGCGACGCAGTTGTCGCACGCGTGGTGCCAAAAGCCGTGGGCATCTACACGGGCTCGCCGTGGCAGCCGACTGGGCACGCCTTCGACCTCGTAGAGAAGTATTTCGGCAAACCATCGATCGAACCGGAATCGGGGAGCGTAGACCTCCTGGTTCTGCGCACTAGCGCGGAGTCGTTTCTAGACCTGCCTGGCATTCAGTGGACGTCGAAACTCGTAGAGTACACGAGACGGACCGCTTATCGCACGTACCAGACCGACTACCTCGCGCAATTCGTCGATGGCGCAGAAGTTGTTTTCTCTCCAAGTGACATCGATGCTGCCTTTGCTCGTTCAGGCGATTTCAACGATTGTGTCGTCGGTAGACCCGCGATCTTTGCAGACCCCTCTGCACTACGCCGTGACTTTTGGGCGTGCATGGTGGGCGCGTGGGTCATCCCCTCGAAAGTTGTCCACGTAGAGGACCTCTACGAGACCGAGGCCGTTGGCCCCGACTCCTCGTACAAGGCAGGCTACATCATCCCTGCGCGCAATGGCGGTGGCTGGGTTCGCGTGCTTGAAGACGAGAACGGCGCGCCGATCCCTAAAAAGGATAAGCCCCCAGCAAACAAACCCTACTTCAAGGTATTCGAGATCAAGTCCTGGTCGTCTAAAGACGGCGTTCGAGGGCTCGATCTTGTTCGTGGAGTAAGCGCACTCGCGCGACGCTATCAGGCAGAGGATTTTCACTGGGACGGCTACGAAGAGTTTTCACTCTCGACGCTGCTTCAAGAGATTGGCCTACGACCCATCCCGCACAAATGGGGCGGCTCGGCGGGCTCGAACTCGAAAACACCTTCGGTCGATCACCTGCGAACGCTCTTCGTCGAGGGCCGCATCGAACTACCGGCGATGCCCAAGAACAAAGACGGCTCGCCAAACGAGGCCGAACGTTTGCGCACGGAGTTGCTCCGATTCACGTCGAAGCTCACTCCGAATGGCGGCATCACGTATCAAGTCGCTGGCGGCGTAGGTCACGGAGACCACGCACTCGCGCTGCTGATTGCCATGCGCGCCGACCTTGGCGGATATCTCGATATGTCGCCAACACTGACGGCCGCTGAACGCGTGGAACTCCACGACAACGAACACGACAACTATTACGCCCGAGCGGCGTAACGAAACGACGCGGCCCGCGCTACATGCCGGCCGCCCGCGGTGAGCACCTATTCGACCGGCTATTACTGACGGTTTGAGGGATAGCCCGCGAGGTCACCCACTTGGCCTGTTGCCCGATTCGAAATCGGCCAACGCGGACGTCGGCGCCGACGTCGCGATGTGGAGCTCTTCGACCGGCCCAAGGCCGTGCCCGCGATCCGACCCCGATGAAGGACCTCCCCAACTACCCAGAAGCGCTCAAGGCGCTCAAGGCGCATCTCACGCCTCGTGCCGAAGCGCTTCAGATGTTGGAGCAGTTCGTAGCCGGGACGCAGTACGACCACCTCGACAACTTCTTCTCTGACAAGAAGCCGCTCTGGGAGCGCGCGCCGTGCGTGGTTTACCCCATCGCGAAGATGGCAATCGACTCGAACGCGGACTTGCTCCTAGGCGAAGGTCGATTCCCGTCGTTCACGGTCGCTGGTGCCGACGGCGAAGAGGCCGACAACTTCGAAAAAGCCGTTGCGCGCGTCATCGACAACGCAAGGCTCAAGCCCGTGGCTCGCGAGGTCTTTACCTCGGCGCAGGCCGCCAAGTCCGCGTGCTCGATCTACGGCCTGCAAAACGGTCGCCTCACGATCCAGTCGGTCTATGCACGCTGGTGCACGCCGACGTTCAATCTCGACGGGTCGATCAAGTTCCTCGAGATCAAGTACCCGTACCTCGACATCATCAGCGATGGCGACGGCAATAAGAAGGTCGTCTGCAAGCTCTATCGTCGCACGATCGACGAGACCTTCGACACGATCTACCACCCCGCGCAGGTCGAAGAGCACGACGCAGACAAGCCCATCAACTGGGTAGTCGACCTCGAGACGACGCACGCGTTCGGATTCTGTCCGGTCATCTGGTACGCGCACATGCGCTCGTGCTCGATCGTCAACGACTATGACGGTCACGCGCTCCACGAGCATCAGCTCGACGAGATCCGCGCGCACGACTTCCTTCTGAGCCAGGGCTATCGCGCCGCGATGTACTGCGGCGACCCGCAGATCATCGAGATCGGCGTCAAGAAGGGTTACGACCCAGCTGGCGGCAAGGGCCGCAAGGGCTTCTTCCCAGGTCTTCTCGACCAGTACGAGGCCGCGGGCGGCGGCTTGTTCGTGGGCGCGAGCTACGGCTCGTCCGACCCCGCACGCAAGAAGAGCCCTGGCGTTACTTGGCAGTACGACGTGCAAGACGCGTCGAAGGTCAAGGTCGACTACCTCTCGCTCCCTGGAGATGCGCTGAAGGTCATCGAAGACCGCGCCCGCGACATGAAGGGCAAGCTCGCCGAGGCTCTCGGCGTCGTCTTCATCGACGCGTCGAGCCTCCCCAACGAGTCCCGACTCAGCGGCAAGGCCTTGAACGACCTCGTTCGGCCGCAGCTCGCGCGCGTGAACTCGTATCGCGACGATTTCTCCGACCACTACCTCATCCCTGCGATCGGGATGTTGCTTCGAATCGCTATCAAGGCAAATCTCGATATAGAAGGCCTCGACGTCGTGAAGGCGCGGGCGAGCAAATCGACCTGGTCTTGGATCTCCCCGCCGCTTCATGCGTCGTGGGGCGAGTACTTCAAGATGTCTGGCGACGAGGAGCTCGCCCTCATGCAGGCCACGTTGCCCGCGGTCGGTGTGCTGCTCACGAAGAAGGCGGCTATCGAGAAGCTGAAGGGCATTCTCGGCATCAAGGACGTCGATTCGTACATGGCGGAACTCGAGGCCGAGACCAAAGAGAACGACGCCAAGGATTTGGCCAAGATCGAAGCCGAGGCAAAGGCCACGGCCGCCGCTAAACCCCCACCGAAACCCGCGCTCGCGGCGTAAAGCACATGAACGAATCCGAAACCAACGAACCGACCAACTACAAGTCGTGTGATCTTTGCGGTGGCGTCGCGCCCGAGGCCACGGAGACGTGCCCGAATGATGGCGAGGCCTCGTGGTCGGCGCACGAGCCCACGCCCGCGCCGGCCGCGCCCGCGGCGTCCCAGGCCCCGAAGTCGAAGGGTCGTAAGTGACGATACCGCCGACCGGCCCGTTTCAGTTCGACCCTGGCGGCGGCGAGAACGAGCTCACGTTCATGACCGGGGCGGTCACGCCGCAATCCATTGCGGACGAGCCCCCAGCCGCCGTGCCCGCGGCCAAGCTGGCCAAAACCAAGCAGCCGGCGCAAAAACTATCGGTCGACGACATTCTCGTGCGCGCACGTGAACGACTCGCCGAATTGAAACTCGAGCTCGAAGAGATGAGCAAGTTGCAGGTCGAGCACGACAAGCTCGAACGACTACTTGCCGCGGCTGACGCGCTCGATTCGTAACCCACGTAACCCACCCCCAGAGCCGGCGGAGCCGGCGCGACCTCAATAACTTACGCCGGCTGCGTGCCGGGACAGGCTTCATTTAATGGCAACTATCTCTGGCACGATCACGGGCGTCAACGTTCAATATTCGGCGGGCCTCGGCAGCGCGCCGCGCAAGACCTACGAGGTTTGCGCGGACTTCGGCGCGTACACCGGCGCGAGCGACTCGGCGACCCTCGCGGGCGTCGGCGCGGCGATCAAGGCGAAGAACCGCAACGGCAAGACGCACACGCTTCGCGGCGCGATCTGTGTCGGCCCGGGCTTCGACACGAACAAGCAGGCCGTTTACACCGGCGCGTGCACGGTTTCGACGGACGACCTGACGTTCAACCTCTCGGGCGCGGATGGCACCGAGCTCACGAGCGCGACGGCGTCGAAGGGCGTTCGCTTCATGGTCACGGTCGACGAAAGCTGAATTAGCGCCGGGCCTGTTGGCCCGGCCCTTACGCGTGAAAGTGCACGGATGACGACCGGCGGCACGCGTACGTATTGCTCGATAGCTCAATCGGTAGAGCGCCTGACTGTTAATCAGGATTATCCAGGTTCGAACCCTGGTTGGGCAGCAAAGTCGGCCGCGACTCTAATCACGGGCCTATTGCGGAGTAGGGTACCGGAAACCCGCTTGGCTCATAACCAAGAGACAGCCAGTTCGATTCTGGCCTCACGCAACTGACTGGCATCTAGTTTCCAAACTAGAGACCAGACCGAAAGGCCGCGCTCGCGGTCCTTCCAACTTACGTGACGCCGACGGTAACGGGCGAGGAAAGACCAATACATGAGCACTGCCGAAAACGGTGGCGCGGGCACTGTCGTGTCCGAGTCCACCATCACCATCGATCCGTCCACCAACCAGCCCGTGCCCGCTCCGAACAAGAGCAAGGCGGGAGACGACGACAGCATTTCGATGCCGAAGTCGGCATTCAACGCGCGCCTCGAGCGAGAGCGCACTGCTTGGATGAAGGACCTTGGTGTGGATTCGCTGGAAGCCGTCAAACAGGCAATCGAAACGGCCAAGGCCGCGGCGGAAGCCCAGAAGACGGATGCAGAAAAGGCCGCAAGTGCGAAGTCCGCGCTCGAGGCCGCGCAGGCGAAGAATGCTGAGTTGTTCAGCACGATGGCGGAAGTCGCGAAGGCGACGCTCGAAGGCCTGACTGAGGAACAGCGCAATGCCGTCCTCGATCTCGCAGGAGACGACCCGGCCAAGCAAATCAAGGCGGCCAATACCGTCAAGAAGCTCGTGCCGGCCGCCATCGTGACGCCGACGACCCCGGCCGCGCCCGCGGTCCAAAACACGTTGCCCGCGCAGGGCGCACCAAGAGAACAAGGGAATACCGGGAGCGCACCGGACCCGCAGGCCATTTTCGTCGAGATGATGAAGGTGAACCCGTACGCGGCAACGCAGTACGCGGAGCGCCAAGGCCTTATCAAGCGCGCTTGAACTAGTCGGTTTAGTGCCGGCTCCTTTGCGGTCTTCTGGCCGCTCGTAGGTATTCGCTTATGACCACCGGTCAGAACAACGTCCCCGAGAATTATTCCCCTTTCCAGTCCGCGACGCTCCTGCGTCAGCCGCAGCAGCAATTCCTCTTTACGAGGCTGATGCTGAATGCGCTTGCGACGTCTCTTCCGATCCCGGCCAACTTCGGTTTGCCTGGTTTCGAGATCCCGAAGACCGGCGCTGCATATCCCAACTACGACAAGGATATGCTCAAGCTCGCGACCGATCTCCCTGGCGGGATCTTCGCGCTCGGTGTCGACTTCTCGAAGAAGTCTGGCGACACGGTCAAGATCAACCGCCCCGCGTGGATCTCTTCGGACAGCTATACGCTCGATAGTCGTGAGCTGACTCCGCGCCAGGTCATTGGGACCACGCCGACCTCGTTCGGTGGCGAGCAGACCCACCTGACGCTCAAGCGTTACGGCGGTCCGCGCTCTGGCGGTGCGATCAACCCGATCGGCATCGAGGCGTTTGACGCGAACATGGGCGCGTTCGACCTCAACTCGCAGGGCGGCGCGCAGCTTACCTACGACTTCCACAAGTGGCTCGACAACGTCGGCGTGGGCCTCGGCTCGGTCGGTACGGCGATCTATCCCGACAGCATGACCGCCGTGAACGACGCCACGTCGACGGGCATGTTCCCGGCCACGGTCGAACAGATGCTTCGTCTCGAGAAGACGATGAACGAAGCGAGCATCCCGAAGTTTGCGGACGGCAAGCGCGTTTGCGTGCTCACGCCGACGCAGGTGATGCAGCTCAAGCTCGATCCGCTTTACCAGGCGAACTCGAAGTACCACCCCGAGTTCAACATCCTGTACTCGAGCACGTACATCGCGGAGATCGCGGGCTTCCACGTTTTCGAGAGCGTTTCGCTCACGGTGACGAACAACTCCTCGAGCGTCCCGATCCACTACGGCCAGGCCTTCGGCCCCGGTGCGTACATGCTTGGCTCGGGCCGGCCGCCGTCGGTGCGCCTCTCGAACCAGAACAACTACGGCGAGACCGCGATGGCGATCTGGCTTGCCGACCTCGCGTTCGGTGTTGCCGATCAGCGAATGGTCTACTCGGTCCGGTCCTCGGCCTGAGTTCATTAGAGGGCACGGCGTTTGCCGCGCCCTCGTCCTTGTCTTCGTTATTCGCTAATTCGTTTAGCGAGTAGCGAATAACGAACTTGGAAGTCCCAAGAAAAGGTCTGAGCTTCAAAATGTCTCTTCGCTACGATTTCTCTCCGCTCGCTGCGGGTAACGCAAACGGCCTTGCCACGGGCAGCGCCATCAACGGCAACACGCTCGACATCAACAACGGCCAGCAGCAGAAGGTCTACGGCCTTTCCGCGCTCGTGACCGTTCTCGCTGAGACCAGCACCTTCACGTGGTCTGGTCGCTGGGAGTGCTCGAACGACGGCACTACCTGGGTCCAGATGACGAACGGCCCTCAGAACGCCGCCGCGGTCGTGCTCGCTACGGGCACCGCTGGTGCGGACTCGGCCGTTACGCGCGCCATTCCCGCGCCGGAAGCGGTTTACGGTTGGCGAAAGGCTCGCTACGTGCTCGTCACTGGCGGCACGACCGGCGCTACGGCGGACACGTACACCAAGCTTTCGTACTGCTTCCGTAACACGTACTGAGTGAGCTGAAGTCCGATGGGCCTCACTAATTCCGAGGTCACTCGCATCAAAAGCGAACTCGGATTCAATGTACTCGCGACGGCCTCGCAGCAGTACGTCGGCGGCTACCTGTTTATGTTCGAACAGGTAATTCAGCCCTACATCGACGAGGCAGACTCCACCACCTGCGCCACGCCCGTTGCAGCATCGACTACGCCCACGCCGCGCACGCTCACTCTGGGCGACGCATCCGGCGTGGCTGCCGGCGATACGGTCATCGTCGATATCGACACTCGCCAAGAGCGAGCAACGGTCCAAAGCAAGTCTGGAAACGACATCACGTGCCTACTCTCGAAAGAGCACTCGGGCACATACCCCGTTGCTGTCGAATCCGGCGTCACGATCGTCCGCGACATCTTGCAGAAGATCGCGGACGTCAAAACGACGATTGCATCGATCCGCTCGCGTGTCGGCATCAAGAAGGCCGAAGACATCGAATTCTTCGGCGGCGGAGCGACGCTGGCCTCGCAGGGTATCGACGCGCTCACTCAGGTGATGTCCCTCCTCGAGCACTGGCGCGACGAGCTGGCGTCAGCACTCGGGGTTACTCGCTTGAACGGAGAGAGCTCCGGCGGCGGGTCCTCCATCTCGGTGTACTAATGGCGCTGCGGGACGATCTGCTCCCGCTCATCGACGAACTACGTGGCCTGCCCGGCGAGCTCGGATTTAGACCGTATCAGGTCTGGGTCCGAGTCTCGGGCTGGACAGGAGATCGTCCTGGGCGAGGGTCCAAAACCGTTACGGATACTCGGCTGCTCGTAGGCAATGGCCAGGACCCTAAGGTTCGCGAAGTACATCGCAAGGACGTGGCGGCTGGCACCAAAGAGCTAGTCGACGCTGAGTACGACATCGGGCCGCTTACTCCAGAGTATGCAGGTGGTGGCGTCTCCGAAGACCTCATCAATCCGCCGCGAACCGGCGTGGAGTCGACAGAGGTGCACTTCGTCATCAAAGGCGCTGGCATGCCCGACGACGGCCTCCTTTGCGAGCGGGTCGCCGACCATGTCGATCGATCGCTGAGACTCATGGTTCGTGTCCGAGCGATTGGACGTCGAGCCGGTGTGACGACGTGATTCGCATCAACGCCGACGCTTTTCTCAAGTCTATGAGAGAGGCGCGCAAGAAGCTTTCGAAGGCCGTCTACGCCGCTGTTCGGCGTGCCGCGAAGCTCGCGGCGGATCATGCACGCAAGACGACGTTGTTCAAAGACAACACTGGCGATCTTCGGCGCAGCATCAAGCCGAAGTACATCAATAACTCACACGCTCAAGCGGTTGCGACGTCGCGACATGCAGAGTGGGTCGAGCGAGGTAACGGGTTCCGTGGCAACGCAAGATACATCTACCCAAAGCGCTCTCCCTTCCTCATTTTCAAAGTAGGCAATCGGACGATTTTCGCAAAGAAGGTCCGCACGACCCAGCCACGCCCATTCATGGACGAGGCGGGCAAGTTCGCAGAGCCGGCGTTCATCGTGATGTGCCAAGAGGCCGTGAGCAACATGTTCACGTGACAACGTATGACCGACTATCAAGGCGCGAAATATGGCGCTGTAGAATTCCCGCTTCCCGCTCAAGGCAGCGGCATCGGGGGTGCTGGCGCGACCCTACTTCAGGACGCGGATCCGGCGCTCTTCTATCTCCTTGAGTTTTACGCGGCGTGTATCAAACACCACATCGGCTCAAGGCTGTTGTCTGAAGTCGCTTCGGTTGGCGCAGATGATGTCATCACGAGCGCCGTAGCCGACACAGCGCCGGTGAATCCAGAAGACTTTCTCGTCGATACACATTTTAGATTCCCTCTTCTTTGTGCATACCGCAAGGAGTCGAAGTTCGAAAACATTGGGCAGCACAAGAATTCGATTGGCGAGGTCGAGGTTGCTTACGTGTTGCCTCCACTCGGCCCAGGTGAGGCCGAGCGCCTATTGCCCATTCTACGGGCGGTCGCGATGCTGCTCGACAATCGCACGGAACTCGGCATGGAACCGTCGTACACGCCTACGGGCGCGGTGCGCGGGTATCCTGTTTGGGGGCTCACCGGCATTACGAAGATCGAGGTGAAGTCCGTTGAGTACGGCGGATATGCCCCGACTGAGAAACTCTTTTTTCCTTCGGTGGTCCTCAAACTAGAGATTACCGAAGAGAGCGATCTTGTCGTAAACGAATTCGAAATCATGGAAGCGGCCGACGTCAATATCGATGTTGCGGACCCCTTCACTGATACGACCGTGTCTGACGTTGTCCAAATTGACGTCGACACCACTCAATAATCGGAGCCTTTCTTTCAATGCCCAACACGCTGCGTTTCAAGGCGCGGGGGACCTCGCTCGTCCAGAATTTCGAGCGCCTCGAAGCCGGTATCAAGTCCTTCCTCGGTCGCAAGTATGTCCAACTTGCACCTCCAGCAAACCCGAAGGACCAGGAAGACATCGGACAGTGGGCATTCGTGCCGACCGACGAAGTTGCCGTTGTGCCTTTTCGCGCCGAGTACGTGAAGGCGTGCAAGGACGGCGATTTGTACGCGGCTGATGCGGAAACCGCGAAGGCGTGCGGAGTCGAATTCGACCCATCGTTCGGAGAGCCCGCGCCCGAGTGGCACGACGCTAAGACCTCTACGTGAGCTGCTGACTCGCACTCACCGCCGCCTCTTCGGGCGGCCTTCTTACTTTGCTTATCCGCCCAGAGTCGGCGGCTGAAAACGGAGCTTACTTATGGGCGCTTCTATCGTCCTTACCGGGTTCGCGTCGAACGATCCTGTTCCCGGCGTTTACATTGAAACCAATTTCGCTCAGGGTCTCGCGGCCGGCAGCGGCGTTCAGCGCCCTATCCTCGTCCTCGCGAACAAGTCGAGCGCAGGTTCGGCTACGCCGGACACGGTCATCTACGGCCCCGACACGCAGGTGCCGCTCCAGACCGAAGCTGACATGATCACGCTCGGTGGCCCGGGTTCCCCGGCGCACCGGATGTTCCGTCGAATCACGGCGGTCAACAAGGACACGGCCGTCTACGTCCTCTTCGTGACCGCCTCCGCGGGCACGGCGGCGACCGGAACGGTGACGATTGCGACGAACGCGACCGGCAGCGGTGTTCACCGTATCTGGGTCGGTGACGAATTCGTAGACACGTCGATCGCGACCGGCGACAACCCAACCGCGATTGCGACCGCGATGGTTGCAAACATCAACGCCAAGACCCATTGGCCGGTCACGGCCGGCAACGTGGCAGGTGTCGTTACGCTCACGGCCAAGGTCGCGGGCCTGCGCGGCAACTGGATCCGGTTCCAGGCGGCGATCACATCCGGAATTGCGACGACCACGACCGCGACGACCGACGGCTTCCTTACGTCGGGTGCGACCGCCGATTCGAACACGACCGCGCTCGCGACGATTCTGCCCAAGCGCTACTACTACCTCGTCTCCGAGGCCGAGGACGCGACGCAGTTCGGCGCGCTCGTCAGCCAGGTCAACACGCAGGCTGCGCCGACGACGGGCATCCGTCAGCGCGCGTTCACCGGCTCGGTCGACACGCTCGCGAACGCGATCACGCTCGCGACCGGCATCAACGCTGCCCGCGCAGAGCTCATCTGGAGCGAGAAGTCGCCCTGGACGCCCGCCGAGCTCGCGGCCAATGCCGCGGCTATCTACTCGCTGTTCGAGTCGAACGAGGACAACCCCCGTACGAACTTCTGCGGCTTCGGCTCGGACGCGGTGACGTCGGCCTTCTGGAAGGTCCCGCGCTCACGCGTGGACTCGGCGGCGCCCACCCGTGCCTCGATCAAGTCGGCGCTCAACAACGGCATCAGCCCGATCGCGGTCGCGAGCAACGGTCAGACGTACCTCGTCAACCGCATCACGACCCGCTCGCTGTCTGGTTCGACGCCCGACTACCGCATCCGTGCGGCGCACAAGGTGACGATCTGTGACTTCTTCTCGGACAAGCTCCAGACGAAGGCCGCACTCCAGTACGGCGGCAAGCGCATTGCCGACGATCCGCCGAAGGGTGCGAAGCAGCCGGGCCCCGAGGTCGTCACGCCCAAAAACTTCAAGGGCTGCGTCTTCGGCGTGATCAACGATCTGGCGGACAACGATCTGCTCCAGAACGTCGATCAAATCAAGGACGGCACCATCGTGCAGCGCGAGACGAATCCGACCACGCGCATGACGGCACGCATTCCCCTCCAGACGATCGACAACCTCGAGCAGATCGGCATCGCTGTCGATCAGGTCGCCTAGAGTCGATAACCAACTAGGGCCGTGACGGGTGGCCCCTGAGCGTGCATGCGCGCCCCGTCGCCGTTTTTCAGCTTCTTACCTTGTAACGCCGCGTTCGCGGTGGAGGGCCGTTCATGGCCAATATGCAGCTTTACTCGAACGCCTTCGTGTACATCGATGGCCGTCTCCTCACGCAGGAGTCCTCGGTCACCGTGAACATGAAGTCGGGATTGAACCCCGTCTTTACCACGGTCGAAGGCCTTGCAGGCGCATCTCAGGGCGCGTCTACGGTCGAAATCAGCGTCGACGAGGCAGTGCCTTCGGCTGACTTCGATTTCAATCCAGGCGCGTATATGCGCACGGGCACGGTCGTCGAGGTCAAGATTCAAGCGGCCTCGCGAGAGGCGATCTTCAAGTGCTTCGTCATGGAGTCGGACCTCAGCCACTCCGTCAACGATTCGTCCAAGATCGCGCTCAAGTTCACTGGTCGGCTCTCCGACTTCGAGTGAGGAAGCAGGTTAGGCCGTAAATGGGAATCTCACTTACCGAGATCAAAAACGGCCTGACTCCTTCGGGTCGCGATCTTCAGCTCTACACGAACGTCTTCGTTTTCCTGAACGGGCAGTTGCTCACGCAGGAGACGTCTGTGACGCTGGAAAAGAAGTCCAACGCTAAGACGATTACGACTTTGCACAAGGGCTTCGCCGGCTTATCGAAAGGGGCGGGGCTGATCGAGCTCACGGTTGACAACGCTGTGCCCTTGAAGGATCTCGAATTCAATGTCGACTTCTTCGTGAAGTCAGGTGACGTGATTGAGATCGGCTCGGTGCTCGGTGCACGACAGACCATCTGCAAGGGCTTCATCACCGACGTCACGTACTCGCACGCAACTAACGACAACACAAAACTCTCGTTCAAGGCGACCTGCCAGCTCGAGGTTTTCGAATAACCGATGACTCTAATGGCCGGACCGCCTACTGATATCCCCGCCTCGCAACTCTATCTCGCGCTTTCCTCGGCCACGCGGCCGAACAAGGTGGTGGAGTTTCCTCGTTACGATGACGACGGCAAGTCGCCGGGCGAGCTTCGCATCCAGATTCTGACTCAGCGCGACCAGATGGCCGCGTCGACCGAGGCAGAGAGAGTCGCGCGCAAGCACATGAAGGAAGGGAAGAAGGGGGATATTGGCTACGAGCGTCTCTATACCGACGCCCTTTGCATCGAGATTCTCTGGCGCGCGTGCCGATCGTTCGAAGATCCGAAGTATCCGTCCTTCCCGAGTCCGTCCTGGATGCAGGAAAATCTTACGACGGAGGAAGCTGCAAAGCTCTTCGACCACTACCTCACGGTGCAGCTCGAGCTTGGTCCGATGACCAACCAGATGACCGAAGAGGAGTGTGAAGCCTGGATCGATCGCCTCGTGGAGGGCGGCTCGGGGTTCCCTTTGAATTTGCTGACCTCGGAACAGCAGCAACTGCTGCTGATGTATATGGCTTTCCAGTTGAGGCCATCACCGACGGTCAGCGTCTCTGCGTCCGAGCCGCCTGGCGATTCGTTGCCGAGTGCCGACGCGAGCTAGCCGCCGCGGCTGCCGCGGCTCGTGACGGTCTAACGCATGTCTCAGCCTAATCCTGTCATTGTCGAATTCCTGACCAAGGATCTCGACCACGTTTTGAAGGCGATGAAGTCCATTGAGGACATCGTCAACAAGACCGAGAAGAAGTCCGTCGCTGCCGCGAAAACGCGTGCAACGACCGTGGCGGGGCTGAACGAGCGTCAGCGTCAGGCGGACATGCGTGCCATCATGGAGCAGACCAAGCTCCTTGAGGCTGCCGAGCGTCAGGGCACTAAGGCTGTCGCCGACGGCGTCCGAGCACGAGCGAAAGCGAAGATCGAGGCTTATAAGGTTGCAGATCGCGAGGCAGCGAAAGCTCGTGCGCTTGGAGAGTCCGAGGCAAAGAAGCTCGCTGCATCGGAAGTCGCTCGAGCCAAGCAGGTTGCGAACGCAAAGATTGAGGCATACAAGTTTGCCGACCGCGAGGCTGCAAAAGCGCGCACTAAGGGAGAAGCCGAGGCCAAGAGGGTGGTGGCTCGAGAGACCGCTGCCGCGCGTGCGATAGCTCGCGAGCAACATCGCGTCAGGCTCGAAATTCAGCGCGGTGAGACTTCTGCGGCCCCTCACCTGAGCCCGCAGGCGCGTCTTTCGATTCTCAGCGGCGCTAAGAACAAGTCTGCTCTGGAGCAGATGGCGGCGGTTGAGAAGGTTCGGGACCTTTCCGACGAAAACCGCGCGCGACGGGCAGTGCGGAAGAAGCAGCTCGCTGAAGAGCAAGCCGACCACTTCTACATCCAGCGACAGATTACGAAGCAAGAAGACCAAGAGCTTAGGGAGCGCACTCGACAGCAGAAGCGAGAGGCAAAGGAACGAGCGCGCGAAGATAAGAGGACAGCGAAAGAGGCTGAAGAGCGCCGCGAGAAGTTTGCTCAGAATGTCTTTCAGACTGGCGGTAACGCCGTGCGAACGGTTTCGAATACCGCCTCTCGCGCGGCCCAACACATCTTCGCCACGACGACCGACCTAGGCGGCGGCTTCGACGTCAACTCTGCCCTCCACGACCGTCTCGATCTTGAGCGCAGCGCGATTCGGTTTTCGAACGCCGCTTTCAGGAATCGTCCTGGCGAGACTCGAATGGACAAGGACGAGATCCTTGGTCAAGTTCGGAAAGAGTCGATTCGCACGAACACGGATCAGACCGCGTTGCTCGGCGGAGCCGCAGCCTACGGCGAAAAATCCGGCGACTATAAGGGCGGCCTCGAGCTCCAGTCGTTCTTTGCCGACGTATCCAAGGCCACTGGCGCTTCCGTTCAGGATGTTGCGAAGACGGCCGGCATTCTGAAGGTTCAGAACAAGAACCTCGGCGTCGACGAGATGAAGCAGCTCACCCTGAATACGATTCGTCAGGGGCAAGCCGGCAGCGTTGAATTCTCGGACCTTGCAAAGGTTGCAGGTAACTTCACCCGTTCTGCTAGCTCCTATGCAGGCAATCAGGCGATCAACCAAGGCAAGCTACTTGGTCTCGGCCAGGTCGCGATGGCAACAGCTGGTCGTGATCCACGCGAAGCCGCAACGGTCATTTCCAATATCGCGACGGATACGATCACGCACGCGGACGCGATCGGCAACCTAATCGGTCAGGACTTTATCAAGAACGGCCAGGTGCAGCTCGCGCCTGAAGAGCTTCTTGCCCGCATTATGCAGGAGACGGGAGGCGATCTCAGTGTCATCAAACGCTCTGAGAAGCAGGGCGGCCTTGGCTTCGGCCAGCGTTCGTTCAAGATGTTTCAGGCGCTCGCGCCGGAGTTCAACAAGGCGCGCGATGAGGCTTTGAACGAAGGCAAATCCAAGAAGGAAGCGAACCTCGCCGGTAAAGAAGCCATCCTCAAGCAGATGGGCGAGATGACTAACGCTGCGATGAGCATGGAGGAACTCCAGGCGAACGTAAGCGCGATCATGAAGTCGTCCGCCGAGCAGTTCGAGACGGCCGTACGAGAGCTCAAGGCGCAGGTCGGTGAGCAGCTCGTGCCCGTGATGAAGGAGTTCATCCCGGTGTTGCGGCAGGTCACGCCCGTAATAACGAAGGTCCTTACCTCGTTGGGCGAGCTTGCGGCTTGGGCGTCAAAGAACCCGTTCGAGGCGGCCTTCCTCGGACTGGGCGCCGCCGTCACGAAGGAGATCATTGCCCAGCTCGCTACAGCAAAGATCGGGGAGCTCATCAAGAGCATGCTCTCCGGTGGCGGTGGCATGCCACCCATCCCAGGTGTGGGAGGCGGCGGAGCAAACGGGGGAGTGCCAGTTCCGGGTGCCGGAGGCGGTGGTCCTAACGGAGCACTTGCCGGTGGCGCGCTCATGGCTGGCGTTCTCACTACCGGAACGCTCGCGGCTCGTCTCGGCGACGACGTCTTCGGCGCCATCGGCTCAGGAAAAGAAGCCGGGGCCGCCTTGGGTCGGGACTTGGACTCCGGAGACCCCGCGAAAGTCGAGGCCGCGCAGAAGGCGATCGACGACGCGCGGGCGAAAGCTACGGGCGGCCGAAAGGCTTCGTCTTACGCAGATATCGCTAGTCGTGCTGGCAATATTGCGATGTTGGCTATCAACCCCTTTGCCGTTCTCCAAGACGAGTACGGTAAGCCAGGGAAGCATAACAGAGAGCAAAGAAACGAAACTCTCCGTGCCGACTCATTGCTGGAGGACCCGGGCGTCAAGAAGTTTGGATCCACTCCGAAGCACGAAGACACCTCGGCCGGACCGATGGGAGACATTCCTATCGACATCTCTGCCATGGTGGACGCGCTCGATCGTCACGGGCAAAAACTCGAAGCCAACACCCACGCGATGAACGCGAATACGTCGGCGACGAACGGCTCGGGGGCTTCTCCCGGAGGCCCTGGCCGAAGCGGTGCGCCGATAGGCCGACGTCCTGGATCCTAGAAACTAGAGCACCTGTAGACGTTCAAGGCGACGAACAAGAGCAAGAACACGAGACCGATCATCTTGATCTTCGTGTTCTTGCTCGCGTTCAGCGCTTGAGCGTTCGGATGGCCGCATCGCGGGCACACGTTTGCCTGTGTGCTCATCGGCGACTGACACGCCGCACAAGTAGTCATCATCGGGCTCGTCATCGAGCCCCGAACGTAACCACTCCCTTCGGGGTTCGCCATGGCTTTTCGTATCGGAGCACCCCCGCCTCCGCACCCGACCTTCAAGAGGCCGACGGGCACGGCCGCGCCGCCGCAAGGCGAGCTCTTCGACGATCTTCTTCCGTGCGCATGGCGCGGGATCGTCTTCCCGGTCTCGTCCGTCCGATTTGGGCTCACGCAAGACCTCGTCCAGCACAAATACTGGGGCGTCGACGCTGCCCGTGTCGAAGCGACGGGGCGTGCCCCGCTCACGCTCGAGGCCACGATCCCGCTCGTCAACGGCATCGTGCCCGGCAAAAACGAGGTCTGGGGCGGTGAATCGGCGGGCGGCGGTGGCGGTACCCTTTATCCGGACGTCCTTCGCGAGCTCGTCGAGGCCTTCCGTGACAACACGTCTGGCGTCTTCCAGCACCCCGAATACGGAGGCATCGTCTGCAAGCCGGAGTCGTTCGAGTTCACGCACGACGGTGAGACGCGTGACGGCGTTATCGCAACTGCCCGTTGGGTCGAGACCATCGACGCGGACCTCAACGTCGAGGACCCGTTCCAACAGACGTCTCCGATCAAAGCGGCGAAGGTTGCCGCGACGGACCTCGATGCTTCCAAGACGGACTTGCTGGCTCTCGTGCCGGACGCACCGTTCATGGACACGAGCTTCGAAGGACTCGTTGACAAGGTCACCGGCGCCGTAGATAGCGTGACGTCAACGGTCTCGCTCCTCAAAGCGAAGCCCGCCCAACTGGCCTTCCACGTAAAGAACTTGCAGTCTTCGCTCCAGCGCGCTCGCAGCGTGTTGGTGTACCCGGCGCGTGAGCAAGCCGAGAAGCTCGCTTGGGCTGTTCAAGGGATGCTCCACGGCGAGACCAAAACCAGTTTTGCTGGCGGTCAACAGGTCATCACGCCCATTGTTGCGCCTGGACGTCGCGTGCAGCGCTTCCAGACCAAGACGCGAAGCACGCTGGCCGAAATAGCTATCTTGCTCGCAATGCAGGGCCACAAGAACAGCGCCAATCAGCTCCGCGAGCTCAATCCAGGGCTCATTGCAAAGCCTGAAGTCGCGGCCGGCGCGACTGTTCGTTTCTACGAGTAAAGCAAAGTGCCTACGACGTACTCGCCGAGTGCGCCGGAACAAGAAGAGATCCAGCTTCTACTTCCGGACGCAGCGAACGGCCCCCTCACGATTACGAACTTCACCGAGTACAGCTTCAATTCCCACTTCCTCACGCCGACCGACGGATTCTCGTTCTCGATTGGCGATGAACGGCTGTCAGATGAGCAGCGTGATGGGTTGAAAGCCGGAGCCCGTGTCCAGCTTCTGTTGAACGGAAACGTGCAGTCTACGGGCTACATCGATTCCGTAGCAGCGTCGGCCTCTAGGGATTCTGGTTCGGTATGGCGGATCGAAGGACGAGATTCGTTCGCTCAGGCTTGCGACACCTGCGCTGATCCGACGATGGCTTTGAAAGAAGGCCAGACGCTCGCTGAGGCTCTGAAAACCATTTTCGCCCCATTCGGTTGGGAAAAGCCGGAACAATTCGTCATCTCGAACGACGCTGACCTCGATGTGCGCTCGAACGCGTTTCGGGCAAAACGAAATACGTCGGACGGTAAGGGATTCTCTCGTCGTGCACTGAAAGAATACAAGGTCCACCAGACGCGTCCGTACCCTCGCGAGTCCGCGTTTGAATTCGCAGCGCGCATCACGCAGCGCTTCGGGCTCTGGCTTTGGACGTCTTCTGACGGGAGCGAGATCATCGTCTCGCCACCGAACACGTTCAACAAGGACGCCCCGTTCAAGCTCTATCGAAATAAGTCGAACGGGCTTGACGGAAAGCCTCAAACGAACGTGCTCGATGGTACGGTGACGGCGTCTGTCGCCGAGCAACCGACTGCCATCATCGCGGACTCCTATTCTCGCGGCGGTGAGTTTGGGCCCGGCCGAGTGAAGACGATTTTCTTGAACGCTGCCGTTCGTGTTGAGGACAGCGAGCTCATCAAGAACAACAAGCCGCCGTATCAAAAGTACATCGACGCTGGCGCGACAGTCCTCAAGCTACAGGACTTCCCGTTCGAGAACGTCATGGTGGTTCCGAGGCACCGGATCCTCTACCTGCACGACGACGAATCGGCGACGCAAGAACACCTCGAGAATTTCGTTCGACGCGAAATGGCACTGCTTCAGCGAAAGTCGCTGACTGCCAACTTCACCGTCGAAGGACACGGCCAGTTCTCCAAGGACGGGCAATTCCTAGTCTGGACTCCGGACATGACCGTCGAGGTCGAGGACGAGGTCTCCGGCCTTCACGAGATTCTCTACATCCTCTCTCGCACGTTCAACAAGTCGCGCAGCGGCGGCACCACGACGAGCCTCGAGCTCATTCGGCTAGGCACGCTCGTCTTCTCTGATCCCGAGACGGGCAAGAAGCCCACCATCTAATGTCCGCCACCTTCCTGCCTGACTCGTTCCAAATTGTCCATGTTCTCGGCACCGAGCTCGTGGACAAGACGAAGAAGATCCTAACGAAGATCGGAAGCGTTACGGGCGAAGGGCAGACGGATTCCGACAAGGTCGAGTGGTGGCAACAGGTCGGTTTCGCGTCCCGCCCGGCTAAACCGAATAAGGACAAGGAAGAGGCGGCGGGCGCGCTCGTCCTTCGCATTGGTCGTTATGAGATCGCGTTCGCGTCGCAAGACAACCGAACGAATGCCATTTACGGCGCGCTAGCGGACGGCGAAACCTGCATGTTCGGGGGTGGCGAGGACGGCAAGTCCCAAGGCCGTGTCCTCATCAAGAAGAATGGCTCCGTCAACATCTACACGCGCGCCGGCAATGCCGAAGACGGCGATGGGATGTTGTTCCAAATGGACGCAGAGAACGACACGATTCGCTGCGTAAACTCCAAGGGGTACGGCTTCATTATCGACGGCGACGGCTTCAAGGCGTTTGCCGGCGGCTCCGGTTCCTGCCTCACACTCGATAAATCGGGCAAGTGCTCGCTCGTGGGCACCGGCCAGGCTCAGGTCGACGGCTCGACCGTTCTCCTCGGCTCGATTGCAGCGCCCGTCGTGAACGCCGTGTGCGTGGGCCCTGCCGGCCTCGTCGCGGTGGCCTCGTCCAAGGTCCTTTGCGCGCTCGCGTGATTCGCCATGCCTATGAATCCGGCCTTGCTGGGGGCCGCGCTCGTCGCGGATCTCTCAGTCACCGATCCCGTTGGCGCCGCGTTGTTCCTCGCGATGCCCGCCCCGATCATCGCGTGGATCTCCTCGAACGTCCAAGCGGACCCGACAAAGAACGTTCCTCTTATCGCAGTAGGAACTTCGATTATTGGCGAGGGCGGATTCACGTGCGGCTCTACGAGCACGCTCACGACCGCAATCGCTTCAGCCATCGGCATGACCGACCCCGTCGGTATCAGCAAGATGTCGCTCGTCACGCAGCACATCGCCGATACGCTATCGAACTACGGGCACATCAATGCCTCGAGCCTGATCGCGTACGCGGGCCCCGCACCGCCGCCGACCGGCCCAGTTTCGGGCACCGGTGGTGTGACGCTCGCGCAGCCGTTCACGTTCTACACGGCGCTCAGCATCACGGACGCCCCGGGCATCCAATACTGGACGGCATTTGGTGACGCGCTCCAAGACCATCTCGAGTCTTTCGCGCTCATCACGCCGACGATGACCAACCCGGCCGCGGGCGGCGCCGTTTCCGGAACTGGCGCTCTCTCCTAACCAGCGCCCTCGCGGCGCCGAAAGGGGCACGCCGTGTCTTGTGGCCTGCCTTCGCTCTCGCTGCCCGGGCTGCCCGAGATCCCTGGACTGCCAAGCATCCCGTCGATCTCGATACCGATCAACCTGTCGCTGCCCGATATCGGGTTTCCGGTTCCGTCGGTGTCCTTGCCCGGGCTGCCAGACATCCCGGGGTTGCCTAGCATCCCTTCGATCTCGATACCCATCAACATTCCAATTCCCGATATCGGATTTCCAGTTCCGTCGGTTTCTCTGCCCGGGCTGCCTGAGATCCCTGGGCTGCCGAGCATTCCTTCGATCTCGATCCCGATTTCGCTTCCTGCACTTCCTTGCCCGTTGGAGTAACGAATGCCGATTACTGGCTACGGGCCGCCTTATGGCTCGGGCACCTCGTCGGCTGCTCCCTCGAGCGGCGGCGGCTTTCTCAGAAACCCGTATACGGGCGCGTCGTCGGGGTCTCGATTCATCCACCCCGTGACGAAGGACTATCTCCTCGATGCCAACGGGCGTGTGCTCGGAATGGGCGACGTCCAGCAGCTCGTGCTTATCGCAGTTTCGACCGAAAAGGGCTCGAGCGCGGTTCGCGAGCTCGGGCAAGAACTGAAGCTGATTCAGCGTATCTCATCCAACTTCGCTCGACGGGTTGCTGACACTCTCGTTGGCGCCGTCCAGCACCTTATCGACCTTGGCCTTGTCGCGGTCCTCGATGTCGTAGTCGACAAGATCCCGAACCGGCCCGGTGGCGCTATCGCGCGACTTCGGTGGCGTGACCTGACGGTCCCCCTGAATTCGCCATTCGCCGACCAAGAAACTTCCGTGGGTGGCTAGTGGCGACTCTTCAATTCAACGCGCGAGACACGGACACGATTCGTGACGGCTTCCTTCGCACGATTCGTCTCGGACACGCCGAGATCAACATCGATGCGAACGTGACGCCGGGATCCGATTGGTACATCCAAGGCCAGGCGTTCGCGAACCAGCTCGTCGTGGCCGAGGCGAACGCGGTCATCAAGGCCGACCAGATTATGCCCGACTCCGCCGAGGGCGACGACCTGAAACGGATCGCGGCCAACTTCGGCCAAGAGCTCCAGGCAGCGGGCCCTTCCGTCGGACCCGTCGTCTTCGTCACGAGCGCGGACACGACGATCACGCTCGGCGACAAGCTCATTGATGGCGCGGGCCTCACGTTCAAGGTGACCTCGCCCACGGGCACGTACTCGGACGGCGATACGATTCAAGTCGAGGCCGTCGACAAGGGCGCGCAAACGAACCACGACGAGGGCGACATCCTCCGCTGGGTCGTGACCCCGCCGTTCGCGGACGAAAAGGTCACGGTCGGCGTCGGCGGTCTCGTCGATGGCGTGGACGAAGAGGACATCGAGACGCTTCGAGCTCGGCTCCAGGCGCTGCTCCAGTCCCCACCTTCGACGGGCAACCCCGAGCACGTTTGCGAGATCGCGGAAGCCTCTTCGCCTGCCGTACACAAGGCTTTCGTCTTCTCGGCCATCCAAGAGGCCGGCACGGTGCACGTGGCGACCCCGTGCCCGCCGACGGACACGAACAAGACGCGCGAGCTCGACTCGACGATTCTCACGAGTGTAGTCACGCCGTACATCCAGGCGGCCCTGCCGGCGAACGTCTACTCGGTCATCACGACCGTGAACGACGTCAACGCTGACGTCGCGTTCGGTCTCACGCTCCCCGAAGCCCCCACGGCGAGTCCCCCCGGCCCCGGTGGTGGATGGCTCGATGGTACACCCTGGCCGGCGCCGGATGGCGTGACAACGTTCCGCTGCACCGTCACGGGCGTCACGAGCACTACGCAATTCACCGTCGACGCGACCACGGCCCCGACGCCGTTCGTCACGCGCATCTCGTGGCTCTCGCCGACGACGTGGACGCTCTACACGGGAAAGGTCGTCGCGGTGTCGGGCAGCTCCGGCGCCTACCTGATCACGCTCGACACGGCCTTCGTCGGTATCTCGACCGGCTCGTACATCTGGCCTGCGTGCCAGAACGCTCAGGCATACATCGACGCGGTTTTGGGCTCGTTCAAGTTGATGGGCCCAGGCGAGAAAACCACCAACGCCTCGCTCCTCATTCGCGCGCATCGTCACCCGCGCCCGGGCGCCTCGTGGCCGTACTCGCTCGGCGGGCATCTGCCCAAGGCAATCACGGACGCGCAATCGGAAGTCTCCTCGGCCGCGTTCCTCCATCGCACGGACGGGACGACCACGATCACCGGCGCGAACTCGATCGTGAATCCGCAAGTGCCGGCGACGGTCACCGACCCGCCCAACATCTTCGTGCCGCGACACCTCGCTTTTTACCGGACTGTCTAAATGAAGCTCACGCCCTCTGATATCGACAGCTTCGGCGGCGCCAAGCAAAACTACCAGGACGTTGCCGACGCTTCGACGGACGTGGACGCGACCGACTACAACGAGCTCGTCTCGGAAGTCGGCGGCCTGACGCACGGAGCGATTCGTGCATGGTACACGTTCGTCGGCGGCTCCGGCTCGACTCCGAGCGAACCGGCGTCGAACGTTCACGACGCGGCCTGGGGCAACAACAATATCTACAAGCCCACGCCGTCAAGGGTTTCCGCGGGCGTTTACGACGTCACGTGGCCGACCACCGTTTCGGACGACCTCGACAATCCGCACACGATCAACATCCGTCGCGCGCTTCGGCCCAACATCACGGGCTCGACGCTCTACCACTCGTCGGCCGAAGTGACCGCCGCGAACAAGATTCGCGTCTACGTCTGGAATTCGGCCGGCGCGGCAGCGGACCCAACGGGCGCGAACGTCACCGTCGCTTGGGTGTAAGCCATGCCCGCATTCGGTGGCTTCACGCCATTCCCGCTTCGTCTCGGGGGCGGGCGACCTAACGTCGAAGTAATCTTCAACGGACTTGCAGCGGATCGCGGCACGGCCGTCGACGCGAAGGACCTCACGAAGTCGGTTGGTATCGAGACCCTTGCGACTGCGCGCTTGCTCGCAGCCACATGGGCGACGAACGAGCGCCTGGGGTATTGCTGGGATCCGCTGCGATGTGACATGGTCACGTTGGCGCGGTGGGAGAAATTCCTCGCGCTAACGCCGTCCGTCGATGACACCGACTCGGCACGACGAGCGCGCGTAGCGAAGCTTTTCAAGCGCTTTGGACGCGCCGTAACAAAGGCCTACGTCGCCGAGCTCCTGACGAGGGAAATCCCCGACGCCTTCGTGGCCGTCGACTCGATTGGCTACTCGTACGCGATTACGCGCAATGAAGTGCACGTACCCGACGGCACATACCCCGACGGCACCGTCCTCGCGGGGTACCCGTTCACGTCGTCGGTCTCGCGAGTCCTTATCCGACTCACTTTCCCGACCGGCTGGTCCCTCCAGGACTTCTACGAAGCGGTCGGCAAAATCTACACGACCCTCGATCCCGTACTGCCTTGTTGGGCGACGATCGACTGGTACTCGAACAACGGCCCGAATTACGTCGACCTCTCCCCTGAAGGTCCGAGCGGCGCCGGATTCTTCCTCGACCAACCCCACAACCTCGACGGCGAAATATTCGACGTCTGATTCGGCGGGATAATGACTCTTCAACGAACCAAGGCTACGGACTGGGTACCCCTTGACAAGCTGACGTCCACGCAGATCAACGCGATCGATCACAACATCGAGGGTGCGCTCGATAAGCGATCCGGCCAAACCGACACGCTCGGCTCCGTTGTTACGGCGACGAGCGGCGGGCGTCTCGTTTACACGAACACGACTGGCCCTGATGCGGACACGACGTTCACGATCGGGTCGAGCATCTACGAGATTGTGCCCACGGCGCTGACCTCGGCTCGTGTGTACACGCTCTCGAACACGGGCGCGGTCACCGGAGACAAGATCACAATCATCTCCAGCGCGCTCTTCGATATCACGGTGAAGGACAATTCTGCCGTGACGATTGCGCTGCTGGGCGTGCTGAATACGCAGGGCCAGATTCTTTGGGCTGAGTTCAAGTACACCGGCACTGCCTGGATTCTGCACCGCTACGCGGCGGCGCGAGACACTTCCTCGAGCAAGGGCAAGATGGTCGCCCTCTGCCGAATGCCGATTACGCCCTGAAGGGCCGGCTTGCCGCAAAACCCTACTAGCCCTCGACCACGCTCGAGCGCCAAGGACTCTTCATGGCTTCGAATATCGATCCGAACTTCACTAGCGCCGCGAACATTGGCTCTATCCTCATCACGGCCGCGAACACCTCCAACCAAGGCGGTGGCACGGTCGCGACGGATATCTTCAAAGCGCTCACGGCTGGCGCCAACGGCTCGCACGTTGATCGCGTCGACTTCTGGCCGACGGCAACCACTGCCGGCACGAGCACTACGGCTACGGTCGGGCGTGCGTACCTCTCCTCGGTTACGTCGGGCGCTACGACCAGCTCGAACACGTACCTCATCGGCGAAGTTGCACTGCCTAGCGTGACCGCTGATAGCGCGTCGGCCGCCAACTCTCCTTATTCAATCCCGGTCGGGTTCCGCATCCCTGCTGGCTACACGATCCTCGTCACGAATCACGCGGCGCCAGCTGCGAACACTGCCTGGCGCGCGAACGTGATCGCCGGAGACTACTGATGCCTCTCGATAGTTTGCTCGGCGTGCCCACTAGGGCAGGTCGCACGCAACGAATTCTTGGCCCGACCATTTGGGTTCCGTGGGTCAAGCCGGCGTCGGCGAATGTGATTCAGATCGTTTTGGTCGGCCCTGGCGGCGGTGGCGGCTCGGGCGCTGCCGGCGTTGTTGGCGCCGCTTCGAGCGCTGGAGGCAAGGGAGGGGCCGGCGGGGGCTCGGGCGCGATCTCCACCATCTGGATCCCTGCCGACTGCTTGCCTCCGATTCTCTACTTCAACTTGCCCGACGGCGGTGCGGGCGGTGTCGCCGGGAACGGTGCTTCAGGCACGACCTCGTATATTGCGGATTCGCCTAGCACCAGCGTGATCAACTTGATCCTCGCAGCCGCGGGCGGCGGTGGCGGTGCGGGCAACGGTACTACGACTGCTGGCGCTGCCGGGTCCGCGGGCTCTACCAGTGGTCAGGCATATTCTACGTTTGGAACGGCTACGTTCCTCGCAGGTGCCGCGGGCGCGGCTGGAGGCAGCGCGGGCGCGGGCGGCAGCATCACCTTCGTCTCGTCCGGCGTGTTTATCTGCGGCGGCGCCGGGGGAGGGAGCGGCGGAACGGCCAATAGCAACGCGTCTGGCGTCGCAGGCGGCTCGGTTACCAGCACGAGTGCTTTGCTAAATACCGTTCTTGCTGGGGGGGCCGGCGGTCCTGGAACACTCACCTCGGTTGCGCCCTTGACCGGCGGCGCAGGGGGAGCAGGCACAAGCGGTCTCTGGCTTCCAAAGTCTGTACCCCTCACTCTTGGCGGTGCGGGCGCTGGCGGGGGCAGCGGCCTTTCCGTTGCTTCTGGTACGGGCAATGCGACAGGTGGAACTGGTGGCATCGGAGGTTCAGCTGGCCCAGGCTGCGGCGGCGGTGGCGGTGGCGGCGGCGGCTCTGTTGTCGTCAGCGGCGGCCCGACCGGAGTAGCTGGCCCTTCCGGGAACGGCGGCAAGGGCGGTCCCGCGTTCGCGCTCATCACTTGGTGGTGAGCTTATTCAACTAGCAATCGACGAAAGGTGGCGGCGCATGCGCTCGCTCCTAGCTTATCTTATCTTCCTTATCGCTCTCGTGACCGGGTGCGCTGCACCGGCACGCACCTTTCGTTTCGCCTCTGACGTGACTCCCACGGAGCGCGCGGAGTTTCGGGACGCCGTCGACTTCGTCAACAAGCAAGTGCTCCCTGACGAGCGCATGTACGAAGCCGCGGACGACGAATACTCGGACGAGCTTTGGGCCGTTCAGTTCACGAATGCGATCTGGCACGAAGAGCGAGGCTACGTCGACGGTGTCACGTGCCGCGAGCGCGCGGTCCAAAGCATCACCTGCCCGATCGGCCCTTACATGATTCGTATTCGGCGTGGCATGCCGTCGACGCGAACTATCGTTGTCAGCGAGCACGAGACGCTCCACGCGATCGGACTCGATCACCTGAAGGACAACTCGGACCCGCTCTCGATCATGCGACCGTTCACTCGTGACGACTCGCATTGGACCGTCGACGACACGGCCGAGTGCCAGCGCGTCGGCGCGTGCGCGTCCGTGATGGGCCACCCCGCGCTGCCGTCCGATCACGCCCTAATTCGATAACCCACTACGGCCGCGTCCGCGCGGCGGGTAATTACCAATGAAGTTTTCTCCGACGTGGCCGCAGGTGGCCATGCTCGCGGTTTTGCTCGCGGCAATCCTGCTCTCGTACGCGTTCGTCGCGCCGGCAGCGGGCACCATCACGGGCATCGTGAGCACGATCCTCGGCTCCCTCTTTATCAACTTCCAATCCCCGGCGCCGGTGAAGGATGACCCCGCGCCGAGCCAGCTCGCGCCGACTGTCGTGCCGGCGCCTCCGAAAGGAAACGATCAGTGAGCACTGCCGGAATGCTGTTCCAGGACGTTCGCCGCTTCCTCATTGCAATTGCGATCGTCGTGATGTCTTGGGTGTTGGCTGCGGGCGCGTCGGCCGCGTTGAGCGGATGCCACGATCCCGACCCGATTACCGACCCGAGTGCGTATCAGCACCGGCAGGAAATCAAAGCCGAGGCCACGTACGAGGCCGACACGCTCGCGTGTACGGCGAAGTCGAAAACGCTCGCGGAGTCGAAGGCGTGCGAAGCGCTAGTCGATGCGCGCTGGCACGTGGACGCGGGGACTAAATGAATACGCCCGATACCGCACAAATCATTCAAGCGGCGGCTTCGGCCGCGATGGCGGTCCAGGCCGCGCTCAACAAGCAACCAATCGAGGCGGTTGGACACGCGCTCGACGCGGCGCTGGTTTTCGTGCCCGCCGACCAGCTTCAACCGTACCTCACCGATGCCGCGATCCGCCGCGTGAAGCTCGCGAAGGCTGCGGGCGATTTGGCCAAGTTCGGTCCGGCCGGCGACGGGCAAGGCTCGTTGTTCTGAATATGAGCGGCGAGCGAATCCGGGGCATGGACGCGTCCAGCGTCCAAGGCCCCCTAGACTTCAACCGACTCACGACCTCGGGCTACGACATCAAGTTCGTGATCCTCAAAGCCCAAGAGGGTAATGAAGGGTTCGACCCAGCGTTCGAGCGCAATGCCAAGGCGGCGCTCGCGGCGGGCATCTCGGCCTTCGCGTACTGCTTCGCGTTTCCACTGCCCGACGACGGGGTTCACAAGTACCGCTCGCCCGAGGACCAGGCCGCGCTCTTTGTCGAGCGCGTTTGCCGCTACCCCGAGTTCTCGAAGCGGCCAATCTTCCTCGACCTCGAGTGGCCTCCGCCGAACGAGTGGGCGCACTGGGGTGTCGACGCGCGATTCATCAACGACTGGTGCCGGCGCTGCGCGGCCAAGGTCTACGAGCTCACCGGTGTGAAACCGGTACTTTACACGTATCCGTGGTGGTGGGCCGAAGTGTCGAAGGGCGGTGACGATGGCGGCGCGTGGGCGGGTGATTACCCGCTCTGGATGGCCTCGTACAACACCCAAGGCAAGTGGCCGCTGCCCTCGCAAAACCCGCTCGTGCCCTCGCCGTGGACTGACTGGCTGTTCTGGCAATTCGACGGCGACGGCGGCCTCCGCATGCCCAACGGCGCGGACGCGGACTTCTGCCTTTTCAACGGCTCGCTCGAAGACCTCTTGCAGGTCGCCGCCGCGGCCTAACCCACTTACCGGCCGCTCATAGCGCGGCTCCGGCGGCTTATGTTCACTATCAAGCAGCATGATCTTTTGCCGGCATTCCGGCGCACGCTGACTTCGTCGAGTGCATCGACGTCGGCGATCGATCTGACCGGTTGCGCGGTCTGGTTCGTGATGACGGCCGTGGGCGCGAGCTCGCCGACGATCCAGAACCAGGCCACGATCGTCGATGCGACAAAGGGCATCGTCGAGTACGCGTGGGGCTCGGGCGAGACGAACACGACGGGCGTGTACCAGGTCGAGTGGGAAATCACGTATCCCGATGGCTCGCCGCGGACCGTGCCCAATGCGGACTACGACTTCGTCACGATCACGCCGGACCTCGGCGGCTCGGGTGCGGTCCTGCCGGCGAGCCCCGTATCGTCGACTGTGCTCCTGCTCGGGGTACCGACCGACGGGCAGATTCCTACGTACGTGGCCGCTGACGGCGTCGCTAGGTGGTCCACGCTCGACCTCAGCGCGTACGTCACGCTCACGGGCGCGCAGTCGCTCACGAACAAGACGCTCGACGCGACCAACACCGTCGCGAAGGCGGCGGTCGTGGGCGCGCCGGCTGGCGCCTTCGTCGGCACCACGGACACGCAGACGCTCTCGGGTAAGACGATCGACGGCGGCTCGAACACACTTTCGAACGTCCCCACGTCCGCGCTCACCGGAACGATTCCGACGAGCATGCTCACGGGCACGATCTCGACAGCGGTGCTCGTCGGTTCGATCGCGCTCGCCTCGATCTCCGGCATCGACACGAATGTGGCGACCTTCCTCGGAACGCCGTCGAGCGCGAACCTCCGCGCGGCCATGACCGACGAGACGGGCACGGGCGCGGCGGTATTCGCGAACACGCCGACTTTGGTAACGCCGAAGGTGGCGGACGCGGCCGGAGGCCAGGCCTATCGGTTTGTGCCGTCCGATATCGCGGCGGATCGCGACGTCACACTCCCACTCCTTGCGGGAAACGACACGTTCGTTTTTGAAGCGCATACGCAGACGCTCACGAACAAAACTCTGTCTGGCGCCTCGAACACGTTCTCGAATATCGGCTTGTCGTCGTTGACCGGCCTCGCGACCGGCGTGTCCACGCTCCTCGGCGCGTTCTCGAGCACCAACCTGGCGGCGGCGCTCACGGACGAGACCGGCACGGGCGCAGCGGTGTTCGCGACTTCACCCACGCTCGTTACGCCGAACATCGGGGCCGCGACGGGCACGAGTCTATCCTTTGGCGCGACCCCCGCTACGTTGGCTAGCGTTCGGGTCGCCAACAACGCGGGGAACATCCTCGCCCAAAGCAACGGGTCGGGCGGCAACCACGTCCTGATCTCTACAAGCTCGAGTGAGCTGTGCCTGGGTAGCGACAACGCGTTCGGCACGAACGTGCCGAACGTCCGCATCTATCCGTCGGGCAATTTCTTCGTCGGCATCGGCTCGAGCACGAAGCTCACTGTTACGTCGACGTTGAACACGTTCGCGAACCCTATCTCAATCGAGAAGCCGGGCATCGCGACGACGTCAACGGACGGCCTCTCGCTCGACAACACGACCGCGTCGACGTCGGGGGTGCCGGTCCAGTACTCGACGCGCCTGCGTCAGCGAGGGCACGCGTGGAACAGCACGAGCTCGCTCGACGAGACCCACGACTGGGCCACCGAGGTTCGGCCGGCGACGGCCGCTGGCGCGACGTCGAGCTACCTCGCGATCGCTCGATCGCTCAACGGTGGCGCGTACTCGGACGTGGTCGGCTTCGGCAGCGCTGGCGGCACGTCGACGGGCCTCGCTTCGCAGGGCGCTATCCGTCTGGCTGGCGGCAGCAACGTGCTCCTCGGCATCCGAGCGAACTCTGGACTATCCGACATGATCGGGCTGGCCGTGAACACGTCGAATGAGCTCTTCATCGGCTCTAGCACCGGCTTCGGCACCCAGGTCGTCTCTCTTCGACTCTACTCGGGCGGCACGACCTATATCGGCTCCGGCAGCAACAACGCAGTCCTCATCGACTACACGAACGGGCTTCAGACCTCGGACCGCAACATTTCGATCGGCCTGACACCAAGTTACGGCGGCGGCGTGATCTGTATGTTCATCAAGAACGCGTCGACCGTACCTTCGTCCAACCCGAGCGGCGGCGGCGTAGTTTATGTCGAGGCGGGCGCGCTCAAATACCGAGGCTCGTCGGGCACCGTGACCGTGCTCGCGGCCGCGTAAGGCCAACCAACCATGACCGAACGACTCATCAACATCCAAGTCCACTGGTCCGAGCCTGACGCTACGACAGGCGCGCGCACGTTCCTCGGCATCACGCCGTTCACGCGCAATGACGACGACTCGGACCCGCCCACGGCCTTCGTCCCGAAGGCGTTCATGAACCCGGCCGTCGTCGCCGCGCTCGAGTCGGGCACCTTGCCTGCACTGACCGCGGCCAGGGCAGCACGCATCGCAGCACTCGAACCACCCGAGCAGAGGGCCGCCCGCGAGCTCGAGGAAGCGACGGCAGCCAAGGCGGCACTCGATGCCGAGATCGCGGCCAAGCAGACGAAGCTCGATGCGCTCAACCAACAGCTCGCGGCCGATGCCGCGACCAACCCCGAACTGACTACCAACCCATGACCGAATCCGAACCCTCGACCACGCCCGCCGCCGATCCGACCCCGAGCTACGACACCCTCAAGAAAGAGAACGAAGCGCTCCGCGCCGAGTGCGCGCGCCTGCGCAAGCTCGCCTTCTCGCTCGAGGTCACGGCCAAGACGCTCGCGTCGATGACGCCGATGCCCGTCCTGGTCGAGTAACGTCGGCACGTAAACGAAAGCCCCGCCCGGTCTTGTACCGGCGCGGGGCTTCTTTTTTGTCCTGGGTAGGGCAGCTATGGCTGCTGCGGCGGCTTAGAAGCGGCGACAACGTGAGCGTAGAAGCTGTCGTCCGCGTTATCCCAGATCCCGTGCTTCGGGCAGTAGACGGCCGAGAACGTCGCCCCTCGCCAATAGAACGAGGCCTCGCGCCTGACCGTCGGCTGCCCGCAATGAGGGCAAGGGTCGCCCACGTGAAGGGACGTGATCTCGGTCATCCGAATCTCGCGGCCAGCTCGTCGGCGAACTGGGCCCACTGCTCGTCCGTCCCCTCGACCATGTGCATGTCGTCGGTTGGAGCTAGCAACCAGGACTCGGCGGGCAGCTTGTGCACGACGGAACTGTCTCCTCCCCACACTGCCTGGAGCAGTACGCATGCCGGCCGACGCTGCTTTACGTCCACGACCGCGCGCTTCTTCGCTTCGCCCATGGCCGCAATCATACCCGCGCCTCGGGCTTGAGCTTCAACGCCTCGAGCTTCTTCGCGAGCCGCTTCACGACCTCCCATTCGCCGGCCGTGGCCGCCGCCTGAATCGTGCTCGAGAGCGCGCTCAGCGGGTCGGCCGAGCCTTGTGACGAACCGGGTCCGTTTGGGCCTTTGACCGAGGGCGCGATCGAGGATTGGCCATGGATTACGTGCACTTGCGCCCCGCTCGGAAAAGTTTTCGACTCCCTCCTCCGGCACGATTTATCGGACTTTTTGATACTTTTCTTGGTCCTTTGGTCCGAATTTGGTCCATTGGAAAAGAGCCGCTCCGGCAGGGCAGGGAACAGCTCGCCGGCCGGCAGCTTGGCCAGCGCGCGCGTGTAGATGTCGTTCGTCCGGACGTCCTCGTGCCCGCACTCCTGCCGGATAGCGGTCGCGTTGTCGCCGCGGGCGTGGCGCCACGTGATGCCCGTCGCGCGCAGGTCATGGAACCGGATCGGCTGGCTCTCCTCGAGCCGCGAGTCGTCGACGAGCTCGGGACGCACTTTGATGCCCGCCCACGCCAAGGCAGTGAAGAGGTCGCGACGGAACTTCTCGCACACCTTCGACGTGCCTGGGATCCAGTTGAGCGGCTGGGGCGCGTGCTGGTTGCCGGGCTTCATGCCCTCAGGTCGATCGGGGAACAACCTGCCCGACTTCGTCTCGGCGACCATATCGAGGACGAGCGGTGCGAGGTTGTCCTCGATCGTGCACATGCGCGACTTGTTCGACTTGGTGAGCTTCGTCTGCCCGCGCTTGCCCTTGCCGTTGTCGTGAGCCTTCACGATCTTCACGAGCCGGTGCTCGAGGTCGAAGTCCTTGCACTCGAACACACGGACCTCGCCAATGCGAGTCATCGTGTAGAGCGTCAACGCGTAGAGCCGTGCCCGTACCACCGGCACGTCGGGGCACGACACGAGGGCGAGGAACTCGTTCGGGTAGAGAAGCTGGTGAAGCGGGTCCGACTCCGCGACGTCCGGCCACGCGACGCCAGCGCACGGGTTGACGGACAAGATCCGGATCTTGTCGACCTTGGCCTCGGTCGCGTCGCGGAACATCGCTGCCACGACAGAGAAGATGTTGCGGGCACGCTTCGGTCCGAAGTCATCGCCCTTGGCCGCGCGCTCGTCGAGCCAACCAGAGAACGAGCGAAGCACGTCGGACGAGACCGCGTGGATGGGACGAGCGCCGAGTTGGTCGTCGATCCAAAGACGGAACGCTTGCTCGTCGGTGTGGACCTGGTTCGGGAACTTCACCCGGCGCCAATCGCACCACCGCTTGAAGAACTCGCGGACGGTCAGCTCGCGCTCGATGGGGACGTAGCCCTTGCCGGCGAACCTCTCTTGCATCCGCTGCGCGAGTGCACGCGCGAGCTTCTCTTCGTTCTCTTTGAGCCCTGCCTCGACGACCACCCATTCGCGCTTCTTCGTGACGGGGTCTTGGATGCGAGTCTGCCACTCGCCGCCACGCCATTGAACGTGTCCGGATGCTTCTCGCGCCATCGTGCTCCCTTTGCTAGCTACTTGGTTGGTCGGTATCCCGCCGCCGCCAGAGACCGCTCCGCGCGGGCATCGAGGTCAGCGGGATCGAACGACGTAGAGTCTAGCTTCTTGGTCGCTTTATGGACAGGGGCCGTGGGCGGTTTTCTCGTGCGCGGTCCACACTTCTTCAGGTCCTCACTCGTCGCCCAGGCCTCGTAGTCGGCGACCGAGATGACCCAGTCCCGGCCCTCCTTCCGCGCGCCCGGGATCTGGCAAAGGTGGTCGAGCATCCAGCGCTGCGACTTGCCGGGGGCATGGGGCCCGCGCTTGTTCGACGTGTACGCGAGCGGCGCGACCGTGGGCACCGAGTGCACGAGCCGGAGATGGGGCGCGAGGCGGGCCACGACGCGATCCGCGATGGCGTCGAGCTCGTCGTCGGTAAGGCGAAGGGCGGCGCTCACGCCGACAACACCGCGAGCGAAAACGAGTCGCCCACGTCGAGCTCGCACTCGTCGGGGACCAGGAGGCCGACCCGCTCGCCTGCGTAGAGGCTCTCGCGATTCAGGTCCATGGCGAAGCGCTCGACGCCGCGGACACGCCACCCGTGCGCGTCCTGAAAACGGAAAACCGAGAGACCCTTCGCTGGCACTTCGTAGTCGACCGTCGACGTGAGCACGAGCCCGCGCCCTTTGATTCGGAATTTGCCTTCGACTCTCATTGGCTCATGGATGATGGCAGCAACGCCCTCCCCTTCTCGGTGAGCTTGCCCTTGTCGTCGATGAGGCCGGCCTCGCTCATGTAGTGGACCGCCTCGAAAGCGGCGACGACGGCGCAGGTCTCGACCCACTTCCACGCTTTCCGGTTCGGGCACTTCAGATCGAGCATGTCGATTTCGCCGGGAAGATCGTCGTACTTGTCGACGGCGCGGATGAACGCCGAGAGCTTGGGCTCTCTCACGGCTTCACCTGACGATCGGTGGGCAGCAGCACGGTCGCTGGGAGCCCGAGGCGGGAGCAGATGCGTTCGACCTCGCCGGCGCGCACGGTCCTCGCCGGCAGGCACGCCTCGTAGACCGCGCGGAGCGCGCTCCGCAGAGTCTCGTTTTCCTTCTCAAGCGCCTCCTGTTTACAGAACGAGCAGCCGCCGAGCAGTCCGCGCGCGTTCACGACGGTGATTACGCCGCCGCTCTTTATTTCGTGATGACAACCCATGATCATTTCTCCTGCACTGGACTGTTCGACTCCGCAATGCGTTCTCGGTCGGCCAGCGCGACGGCCGTGATCGGGTTCCGGAGCCGCGCGCGGAACCAAACCGAGTCCAAGCGAAAGTCTTCGTGGATTTCTCGCGTCCAGCCCTTGAGCCAGGCCTTGAACGCGCGGTGCCAGTCTCGGTTCGTGGCGGTCATCGCAAACCCGCCTTATTGAGCGCGGCTACGAGCTGGCAATCGACCTCGTGCCCAATCGTGAAGCCTTCTTGCTTCGCGTACTTGATCGAGCCCGGCGTCTCGTCGTCCGCTACGCCGTTACATGTGGCGCAGCCTCTGACTTCGTATTCGTAGTCTAGTCGCACCCAGCTCGCCCACTCGGCCAGGAGAACTACGCGAGCCAGATCCGGCGCCGCGGCCATGAGCTGGCCTCGAGCCTTCTCGAGGTCGTCGTACGAGTAGTCTGCGCACGCGATGCGGCCGCCGGTGGCCGAGCGATTGATCCAACGGCCGCCGGTGGCCGAGCGATTGATCCAACGGCCGTCGTAGGTCCAGGTCTCGTTGATGACGTTCACGTGCCCACCGCCGCCGTGTACCTCGCCTTCGCATTGGCTTCGGTTCGGGCCACGTCTCGCGCGAGTGCCGTCACGCTCTCCAATACGTCGGTCATGGTCATGCTCCCGTAGCCAAACTCGAACTCGTCGACGATCTCTTGCAGTCTCGCTGTGATGGCGTCGTGTGCTTTCCAACGCGCGAGATCGGCCTCGGTCGGGTGCGGGCGCAGCGAGCCGTCACAAGGCTTCTCGAGCACGTCGTAACCCTCGTACTCGGGGTCGATGCCGCAGTAAAAACAGTTGGATCCGTGCGCGAACGAATGCGTGTTCACGCCATCACCGCCCGCGTGCCGTCCCACCCAAGGACCTCTCCCCACTTACCGGACTTGATCCAGTCGATGACGTTGCCAATCGAGTTCAAGCCCCAGTCGTCGATGACGTCGGGCGTGATGCTTTCCAGGAACTCGACGAGTTGTTCCTCTGCCGCGTGGTAGCCATCGAGGTACGCGGACGCCATCGGATCTGGGTCTTCTTCACGGCGCTGGCACATGTTGATCACACAGTGCGTGTTCATGAGAACGCCGCCTTTAGGCCCAAGGCCTTGGCCGCGATCGTGACCGCGTCGACGAAGCCATCCCGCGCGTCGTCACACTCGATGCCCAACTCGAGGATCGAATGCAACGCGGCCTTGTAGTCGTCGGCTTTCCAGTACGCATTACGGCAGCCTTCAATGTACGCCGACTCGCAGCACCCCCGGTCGCCCGACGGCACCTTCATGCGCTCGCTGGCGAGAAGTGAGGCCAAGGTCACGACCGCGTCTTCGAGTGCGTTGCGCTCGCCCTTCACCTGGTCGATGTCTTCGCTCACGCCGACCTCCCGTTGCCGCTGTACGACTCGTAGTCGTCGAGGACGTCGTACGCTTCCTTGATCCGGTGCAGCACCAGGCAGTTCTCTGTGTTGGGCGGAGTCGGGTCGTTGAACTCGTCCATCGTCTCGAGGACGGGCACGATCTCGTGACGAACCGTGTCCAAGATCACGCGCTCGGCGCACTCCGCCCTAGAAAAGTACCTTGTGAAGTGGAGCGCGTCCGAGCACGCTGCGTATACCGGGTGAGGTGCGCGCGGGTGTCTGGCTGCTTGTACGAGGAGCGCGTAGAGCTCTGGGTCGTTGGTGGAGGAGACGTAGCTCAAGACGCCCCCGCCGCCAGACGGTGCCGGCGTTCGACGTCCGCGCGTGTCTTGGCGAAGAGGTCATTGAACACGTCCTGGACTCTGATGAGGGCCGTGGCCTCGTCGAGTCGGGTCGGGCCATCTGCCGTAACGAGAAAAACCATGATCGCAGGCTCCTTCTCGCTACACAGCTCTTCTCGCACGAGCAGGTGATCGACTACGTAGTGACCGCAACCGAACTCAACGCAGGGGGCGGGCTGGTGCAATTCAAAGACGTACTCCACGTATTGCATAAAGCCGTCGTCGCCGTAGGTCTTGGGCTGGCACACGCCGCCGCGCAAGTACGTGTCCATTTGCAGGGTCTGGTTGAATAGCTTGCGAGTCATCGATTGCATGTGAGCCTCGGATAAAGAGTCATAGGTACTTGTTCAGCACTGGCCGTTTGGCGGGGTCATTGCGCTTGTGGAGCACGGGTCGCTTGCCTGCTGGCAGTGTCGCCCCATCTCCGCATCGCCGAGACAGACGGTCGTGCTTCTGGCAGCCGACGTGCGTTTTGGGCGGGTCGTAGCGGAACGTGAAGCACGGGTAGTAATCTTCGTAGTTGTCGGTCCCGATCTCCAGCCAGCAGTGGTCGTCGTCATCAACGAGCTGGTAGCCGCTCACGGTGGATGCCGCCTCCTTGAGCGTCAACGTCGCGACCGGTCGCGAGAAGAAGATCAGCCCATCGAGAGGGACATGCTTCACCTCGCCGAGCATCGAGCGGTAGCCGTCGTCAGGGTCCTCGACCGCCTCGAAGGCAACGCGCTCCCCTTCGGGCGTCACGACGCAGAACGTGAGATTGTCGGCGCCGCAGAACCCGACTCTCTTGCCCATCAGGTCATCTAGGTTCACGGCTTGACCTCCGGATTTGCAGAGCACGGTCCGAGGACGCGAGGCATCACCGAGACGTCGATGTAGAGGCTCTCGCGGCCGATGTGCACGGACCACGCGAGTCGGCCGTGTGGTTTTTCCGAAGGCACCGACCCGGGTGCGGCCTTCCAAACATCCTTCCCGTTCTCGTCCTTGCCGACGTACGAACCGCCGTTTCGAAGCGACCCGTTCACCTCGGCCATTAGGTGCATGATGAGGCGCTCTGCCGAGACGGCTTCCTCCGTCCACGGGATCGCCACGATGTCCAGGTCTCGCGCGAGCGACCCGTGCACTGCAATCGCGTACCCGACCTCGCGGCCGGCCTTCATCAGCTGGGGAATCATGAGCGCGTACGCCACTGCATTCGTAACGTCCTTCATGGCTTCACCTCACGCAGGTCGAAGTCGGAGAGGATCGAGTCCAGCTCGGACCACACAAAGTCAGTCGGGAAGTGGTCGGCGTACGTCTCTTGCCACGCCTTCACCCGCCGCAGCGCGTCGACCAGCGTGGACGTTGGATAGTCCGCGTCCCGGGCGGGCGGCTCTGGAGCGGAGTCCGGTGGCCAGGCGAGCGCCACGAGTCGATCTCTCGCAGCCGCAATCGCCGTCTCGCTCGCCATCGTGTCGACGGCGTGCAGGTAGTGGCGCACCGCCGTGCGCAACGGATTGTCCACGCGCGGCTCGGCACGCTCGCGAAGCCACTTGGCGCGCTTTTTCGCCTCGCGGATGTTGGACTCGAGATAGAAACGGCCGCTCAACTCGGGAGCGTCGTCCGATAGGTCGAGGCGATGAGGCGGCACCTCCTCTTCGATGACACGCACGAGGTATTCGATCATGCCAGCGATGGCGTGGTCGTCGGTGCCAAGAGCGGCGTCGGACGGCGCATCGTTCGAGCGACGCGCGAGATGGTCCTTGTGGTCCGTGATGGCGCACGCCGCAAGGTGGCTACCGATCTCGTTACCGCCGCCGCATGTACACTCGGGCCACGCATCGCTTGAGGCAGCATCGCCGACGATGACGAGCTTGGCGGCCTCGACCTCGGAGCGATGGCCGTTCCACTCCCAAAGGACGCGCACGACCTTGTCGCTGATCCAGCCGTCGACGATGGCCGTTGCTCCGACGGCGTTGGTCTCCTTGAGGCGCACGCGCACGCCTGGGTTGATCCCAGGCGTCTTGTGACCGGTGATCGTTTCGATGGCCGGTTTTGCGCTCATGTCCTCGTCATCCTTCGCGATTGTTGTGATCGTCTTATGTGACTGCTCGGGACTCACGGAATCCGTCGTTCGTTTGAGCGACTCGCCGGCCCGATTGATGTGACGAAGCATGACTTCGCCATCCTCGGGGTGGTCCCACTCGGCAGCTCCGTGAGCGAGGATCATCGACGCGTGAAAGCGGCTGAAGTCCTTCCAGAGCTTCGACACGTGGGTCTCTGCGCGTTCGGCTCGGCCCTCCAGCTCCGCGACGCGGGCCTCGGCCTTCTCGGCGCGCACCTTCCAGTCGGCTCCGATGGTCACGGTGTGCGGGCCGGCGGTGACGGTTCCAACGAACGCGGCACCTTCGGGAATCTTCGGCGCGGTCGCCCCGTCGCTCGGCCCGAGATGTGCCGGCATCGGCGTGGTCGTGAGGACCACGCCGGCACTCGTTGGCAACGGACCGTGCACGAATTCGCAGCGATGGCCAGTCGTGCTCGGACGACCGCAAAGACGGCACAGCATTACTTCTTCTCCTGCTTCTCGGATGATGGCTCCAAAGGGCATGCGTCGAGCGCAGCTTCGGCGTCGCGCCAAAGCTCGCATCCGGGGTGCGCCTCGCGGTGGTGCTGGATATAGCAAGGCAGGCAGACCCATCCCGAGTCGTAGCAACCGCCGTCCTCGTACATCTCAGCGACGTGCGTGTGGCCGACGTCGCAGTGAGCGCATTCGCCGACGTCCTGGTGGTAGAACGAGCCCCAGCGCGTGCGGCCGTGACCGTCGCAGCTCGGGCAGTCGTCCGGAGGTCCGCTCCCGTCCGCCTCTTCCTTGCCGGTCCCGTTGCAGTCCTCGCAGTCCTGCCAATGGTCGCGGAGATCGCCCCAGCCGAAGTCGTAGACGAGCTTCTCTTCGGGCGTCTCCGGCGACATCGAACGCTCGCCACACTGCGCGTGCGTCGTGCATCGCGGCTTGTGCACGCACGTACGCGGCGTATCGACCCTCGGATGCGTGTGGGTGTCCGATGCGTTGGTCATCGCGGCTCCTGGCGATCGGTGGGCAGCTCCGCGATGCGTGCATGCGCTTCGAGGACCCGTCGAAAATCCTCAGTGAAGTCGGTTGCAAAGTGCTTCCTCGCAAGCAACGCAGCGACGCTCGTTGCCTCTGGCGTGAAGCC